GCGCGTTACCAGGGCGTCAGGGTCGCCCATCCAGCGACGCATGGCGCGCTTGGGCGCCATACGCCACCCAGGCGGCGGTTCACCGGCCTCGGCGCGGCGGGTGGCCTCGGCGAAGACGGCGGCGACCCAGTCGCGGATGGCGTCGGCCTTATCTAGGATCTCGCCCAGGGCCTCGTCAGACAGGGTCTGGGTCGGGGCCTGGGCGAACTCCAGCTTGGCGGCCTCCTGGGCGTAGGCGCGATAGGCAGGGCAGGTGCCGGACGCCGGGCAGAAGCTTTCCCGGCACCACGGCCCGGCGATCAGCGGCGCGTTGGGCTCCCTCGCCCGATCGACGGCGTCGCCCAGCACGTCCATGAACTCCACCAGGGTGAGCATGTCCGTGGACCAGCGTCGCACCGGGATGCCGTAGGCGCGCGGCTGGACGATCACCAGCTCGACCTCGCGCAGGGGCAGGGCGAGGTTCAGCGCCGCGCCCAGAGCATAGTAGAGCAACTGCTTGTTTTCGTGCGGTTCGATCCGGCGCGTGCCGTGCTTGTAGTCGTAGACCCGCAGGCGCTTGAGGCTCGGCCGGTAGGTCAGGAAGTCGTTGGTGCCGAACAGGCCCTCGCGCACGTCGTCGAGTTGGAACTGCTGCTCAAGGTAGATCAGGTCTTCCTCGTTGGTGTCGCCCAGCAGGGTGTCGACGTAGAGCTGCACGGCCTCGGCCATTTCCTCGTCCACGACGAAGACGTGGTTGCCGACGATGATCTCGTCGCCGACGTGGTCGAACGCCGTGTCGATCCGCCGATTGACGACCTTCAGGTGGTTGTCGACCACGTGGGGCCGCATCAGGGTTTCGGCGAGCTGGTGCGCGGCGGTGCCCTCGGCGGCGTAGACGCTGTCGGTGTCCAGGCCGTCGGTCAGGCGGTAGCTGCCGGGGCAGTTGGTCCAGCGATAGGCGCTCGAAGCGCCCAGCCGGGCGTGGGCGCGGGTTTCATGGGAGACGGTCATAGGCCCTCTCCCCATTCAGCGTCGTAGCGCGTCGGCAGGCCACGACCGTCGTAAAGCTCGACACGGGGGTAGCCCGACACGCCGCTGCTCGTGACAGAGACGTAGGTCAGCGAGGCCAGCGGATCGTCAGGCGGCAACGCGCATTGCCAGCCCGCCACCGCGTCACGCACATATTTTCGCAGCTCGTCTCTATCGACGTGGGCATCCGTGATCACCACGACTTTGAAAGCGGCTCTCATTGTCGTGGCTCCCCATCGTCGTTGACGCCGTGGATCATCGGCGAGTGGTGCGGGGCGACGACGGCGTCGGGCGGGTGGCTTACGTCGACCGTGGCGATGACGCCGCTGATCGGCGAGGCTTGCGTTTCGATCGCCACCACGATCGCCTTGCCGATGAACTCGGACAGGCAGTCGGCGCAGACCGGCGCGGCGAGCTGCAGGTGAACGGTGATGTCCTGGGTGTAGACGCCTTTGCCTTTCGTCATGGCAACCTCCAAAGAAGCCGGTAACCCGTTTGCCCAGAACGAAATTCCTTCCCCTGCTGGACAAGCTTTCCGTCCTTCTCCAGCAGGGCGAGGCGCTTCATCACCACGCGCTTGGGCAGGCTGGTGCGGGTGGTGATCTCCGCCAACGTCAGGCCAGCGAGCTGGCCTTTCAGGGCGTTGAGGATGATCGGGTCGAAGTCGGCGGCGCTCATGTCGCCAGCTCCGCCTCGAAGTCGGCGCGCAGCGCTTCGAGCTTGCGGTCGTCTATGTCCCTGGGGGTTTTGACCCCGTGCTTGGCGAAGATCGCTTGAACCGCCGCAACGCCAGCTCCCTCTTGCGCGCCGAGACTTTTCGCGAGTGCTTGGATCTCGGCGAGGCTCGCAGGCTCCCGTCGGCGTTCACCCACTTGCTCTGCATCTTGGCCTGCACCCTCGAATGGTAGCGATTGACCTCCCTCGCCGTCGCTTCCTGCCTGCGGATCTTCTGGAGCTGCGCCGTTGCGCTTGCCGGGAGGGCGTCCACGGCGGGCAGGGGCGTCGGCCGCCACGGTGAAGTCGGCTCTTGCGCCATCGCCTCCCAGACCCTCCGCATCCGCCAATGCTGCGGGGTCAACGCCGCCATTTCCGGTATCGTCGCCAGCAGATGCTTCAGGTGCGGCGGCAGCAGCGCGTCGGGGTCGTCTGGCGGCGGCAGGGGCGGCGGGGGCGACTTCATTCTCGCCACGAAACGAGGTCACCGCTGTGTTGATCTGGGCCAGGAGGTCGTCGAGGTCGTTGGCCTCGGCGTTGATCGTCACGGTCACGTTCAAGGTCATTGTTCAGCTCCATGTCTTCTGCAGGGTGGTGTTCTTGCGGGCGGTCACCCGCGCCAGCGCGTAGTCCAGGGGGTCGGCGCTGGCGGCGACCCTGACCATCACGGGGCGGCTCTGCTTGGGGCCAAGCACACGAGCCGCCGCCTGAGTGTTGTCGTCAGGGTTCCAGCTCAGCTCAGCCAGCAGGACGTCGGCGGCGGCGGAGAGGTCCAAACCCACGCCGCCTGCCTCGTGCTGGCAGACCAGCACCCGGTAGGCTGGATCCGTCTGGAAGCGGTCGATGTTGGCCTGCTTGACCAGCTCAGGCATGCCGCCCTCGATGCGGTGCGCGCCGTAGCGCAGCAGGCCCTTGGTCAGCCGCTCGATGACGTTCCGGTGCCAAGCGAAAATCACGATCTTGTCCAGCTCGCCGCTCTCCAGCTCGGCGCTGACGATCTCGATGATCGGCGCGACCTTCCGCTCGCCCAGCTCGCGGATCAGCGTGGCGATCGGCGGCTCGGGATCCGGCAGCTCGTCACCATTGGGATCGACGACAGGCAGAGACGAACGGTCGACGTTGTCTACGCTGCAGGCAAGCGAAAGGACACCCCAGCGGGCTTGCGGCAACCCCACGTCTTTGGTGGTCCGGCGCAGCACGTAGGGCGACATGATCGCCTTCAGCTCCGCCAGTTTCGAGGATCTGACGCCCATCACCTGTAGGCCGTAGTTGGTCCAGCGCGTGCGGCAGTAGCGCTCTGTCCAGTCACTCCAGCTCAGCTCAGTCACTCCGAAGGTGCGAAGCCACGTCCACATCTGAGACGGGTTGCCCGGCGTGCCCGAGAGCGGCCAGACGAAGCGGGCCTGGGAGAGGGGGTGTTGCGGAGCGCGCACGCCTGCGTCGTCCAAGCCGAGACAGGCTTTTGTCCGCAATGCGTCGGGATTTGAACAGTAGTGCGCCTCGTCGAACACGTACCCGTCACTTAGTGGGAGGCCGTCTTTTGTGACACTTTCGTAGGAGAGGATCTTAGTGGGCAGCTCAGGGCACCACGCCCAAGTCGCGATCTCCCTCCGCCAATTCTCGCGGAGCATCGCAGGACAAACGACTGTCAAGTGACGAATGAAACCAAAGTTTAGGTTGGAGGCTTCTATGGCGATGGCTGTCTTGCCTAGTCGCATTTCGTCGCCAAGGTAGCCGTGCCTGTGCGTGCTAAGCCAATCGGCCCCGCTCCGCTGATGAGGGAAAAGCAGGGGCATTGGGGGTGTATGATCCTGTCTACGGTTAAGTCTGGACCTATAGCCAAGGTTGAGGTTATGACTGCTGACTTGTCTTGCTCTAGGGGGAAAGCCCGTGCCGACCGTTAAGTACACCAACCCATTGAAAGAACCCGAATTTGACGAACGAGAGGCGCTGACACCCGACATTCTCAAACGGGTCTTTCGCGCTCGCGTTCTCAAGCTCATGCAGCAAAAAGAGTGGACGCAAGCCGAACTCGGCAGACGTTCGGAGCTGCCTCGCGACTTCATCTCAACGTACTTGCGCGATCCTCCGCGCTCGATGCCGACACCGCTCAACGTGATGAAAATTGCACGAGCGCTAGGCGTGAAGCCGACCGATCTCGTGCCCCAAATGGGCGACGCTTCGGACGTCATGTCACCGATCGACGTGGTCGGTGGAGACGTGCAGGGGATCCGTGTTCGCATCAACGTGCAGCTTCCCGACTGGGCCTACATGAAGATCAAAGACATCGTCCTAGAGGTCGTCGCGGCCCAGGCTTCAAACGAACCTAAGCCATAGAAATCCATAGCTCAGGATGACTCCATATCCGTGGTGTGTCATTAACTTTGTAGACCAAAGTTTGGCGGTCTACCGCATGCCATACGGGACACCCAGGCTATGCAACTGATCACCCAGGCCGAAGCGGCCACCCAGCTCCGCGTCTCGCTCTCCACCCTTCGCCGTCTGCGCAAGGCTGGTGAGCTGCGGTTCATCCCAGGTCGGCCGGTGCGTGTGCCGGTCGACGACGTCAACGCCTTCATCGAGAGGAATTTATCGTGCCCCGACCTAAGAGATACTACCCGCTATCTGAACGGCCCAACGCCAAGGGCTTCTGGGAAATCACCTGGGCTGAACCCGGCCCAGGCGGGAAGCAAAGAAGCCGCCATCATTCAACGGGCGAGACGGAGCGCGCGGCTGCTGAGCTTTACCGGGCGAATTGGCTCCTCGCGCTAGGGCAGGCCGAAGAAGAGAAGGCCGCGCCCGTGGTGCCGACCGTCGCCCAGGTGATGGCGGCCTACCGGGAGGGCCACGTCATGCTGAACGAGCTGGACAACGGCTCTTGGCGCGCGGCGACCTATAACGTCGAACACGCCGACATCGGCAAGTTGCTGGCGACGGAGGTCACGCCGCTGGCGGTGACGGCCTACGGGAAGGCGCGAGCTGCCGGGCGCATCGGCTACGTGGATCCTGATGGCAAGACGCGCGGCTACCAGAAGGCCGGGCCTGCCGCCTTCCGCAACGACATGCTCTGCCTGAACGCCGCCATGCGCTGGTGCATCCTCAACCGGCTGTTCAGCGGCTACAACATGGCCAACCTGCATCTGGTGAAGGCCCCACCCGCCGCCAAGCCGAAGGACCACTTCCTGACGATCGAGGAAGCCGACACCCTGCAGAAGGCAGCGAAGGCGCGGGATCCGAACGGCTTCGACCCGCTCTACATCTTCATATCCGTCTGCCTCGACACCGCCACCAGGGCGACGGCGCTGGAAGAACTCACCTGGGATCGGGTGACGCTCAAGCGCGGCAACGACGGCCTGTGGAGCGGCAGCGTCGACTTCCGGGTGCCTGGGCGTCGGGAGACGAAGAAGCGGCGGGGGGTCAACCAGCTCTCGACGGAGACGGCGGCGCTGCTGGCGGACCTCCGTGCGACCGTCAAGCCCAAGCCCGGCGACCCGGTGATCGGCTACGGCCCGACGATCCAATGGCGCTTCCGTCGGCTCTGTAAGAGCGTGCTGGGGCATGAGGAAGGGCCGCACATCCTGCGGCACTCCTGGGCCACCTGGGCGGTGTCCAGCGGCATGTCGCTGGCCCACGTCGGCGGCGTCCTGCACGACACGCCTGCAACCGTCAGTAAGCACTACGGGCACCTGACGACGGAGACGACCAGGGACGCCGTGGCCTTTGTGGCGGAGCTGCGACGGCGGGCGACGATGGTCCCTGTAGACCTCGCTGCAGAGCGCTCCAAACGTACTGATGGGGGTGTGTAGACAGGCCTAATCGTAACGCCCCCTGGGGGGCGTTTGGCGGGCGTTACGCCCCCTTTTCGGTGTTTGGTGACAGTCTACGAAAGTCTACGATCGCCGACCGGGTCACTAGGAAAAGGGGGATTTTTCAGCAAGGACAACGCCAAACAGGCAAAGCCGCAGATAGATGCGCTACCCGCCTGCGCCACGCTCCGCCATTCGCCGAAAAAGCTTCTAACGTACTGAGCCACAAAGGGAAATAGAAAAGGTGTAGGGCGTCCTACAGTGGCGGTCCACACATCCGGGGGGCGTTTGGGGGGCGTTTCGATCGGGATTTCAGGCATAAAAACAAGGCGGCGTCTCGCGACGCCGCCTTTCTTGTAGGCCGGGCTGTAGGTCGGTCCCTACGGCTCTTGGACGTTGTAGGTGTTGTAGTTCTGCCGTCGGATCGGCTGGCCGTAACCCAGCGGCGCAATCGGAGCGGGTGGCGGCGGAGCTGGCGCTGGCGCTGGCGGCGGGGGCGGCTGCACGATCACGGGCGGCAGCACCCCGGCCGACGGATCCACCGGCATGGGCGGCGGCGCTGGGATCGGCGCAGGCGCGGGCGCATTGCCCATCCCTGAGACGTCGCCGACCGCCCCGATGATCGGCGACACGGGCGTCGGATCTGGCGGCGGCGCTGGGGTCGGATCGGGCACGGCGGGCACCGGAGGCGTCGGCGATTGCGCGGCGGGCGGCGGCGCTGGCGGCGGGGGCGGCGCGTCCGGCGAGACGATCGTCCGGCCGCCACCCGTCGCAGCGCCTGGGGCCGCATAGGTCTTGGCGTAGAGCTGTTCCTTGGGGCCGTAGAGGCTCAGCAGGTGGCTCTGCAGCGTCTTGGCGTCGGGGGTCATGGGACTACCCTGTTGTCGGCGGAGCGGCGTAGTCGGCCGCTGCTGGGCGATCGTCGTAGATGACGGTGTTGGTCCTGGGATCGACGAGCTGGTTGTCGTTCACCCACCTGGGCGCGGTCGGCAGGGCATACTGGCTGTCGGCCGAAAAGGTGTCGTGGTAGGGCGTCTTCCACCAGTCGGTGAAGTGCATCTTCGGCCGACCGTGTTCATCGAGGTCGTTGGGATCCTGGGCCTGCACGGCGTGCGGATCCCCAGCCTGCAGGCCTTGCCAGAACCCGCGCATGTCATAGTCGGCCTGGGGGTCGTTGGGGTTGAACGGCACCTGTCCGTGCTGCAGCCACTGGCGGAACGCCGCCTCGCCCGTGCCGCTGAGCTGGGTCTGATAGCTGTCCATCGGCACGGCGTGCTGCCGGTTGCGGTCGAAGGCCGCCTGCTGGCGATACTGCACGACGGGGTCGACCAGGGCCTGGGTGACAACCTGCTGCAGTTGGCCAGCGGGCACGGTCATGTCACCGGCCCCTATAGGTCTTCGGGGGATTGGTGCGCTGACCGACCCACGCATCGGCCGCGTCGGACGCCGCCTGGGGCGAGGTCAGGTATTGCATGGCCGCGAGGTTCGCGAGCCGCACGGCGACGCTGCCTTCCGGCACGAGCGACGCCGCCGCGCCCGCGATCGGCCTGCCCACCAAGTGCGTCGTCGCCTTCGCCGCCTTCCACGCCAGCGTGTTGCTGGGCCGCTTGTGGAATTGCCCGACGTCCTGCAGCTCTCCGGTGATGTCGCTGAGATCATGCACGACGCCCGCCCGGTAGGGGCCAAGCAGGGTGTCGCCGAGATTGGAGGCGTAGCGGCCGAAACCCACGGAGCCGCTTTGCGGCGCGACGGCGGCTTCGAGGAACGGCGAAAGGGTGTTGGCGGCCTGATCGTAGTTGCCGAAGAGGTTGGCCCGGCTGGCCATCGTCGCCGTCTGCTGCCACGGCGTGCGCTCGGCTTGCCCCTGCGGGTTGGTCACCTTGTCGCGCGCCCAGGACACCGCGCCCGCCAGCCCCATCAGCGTGATCAGCCCGGTCAGCGACCCCAGCATGCGGGCGCGGTCGCCCATCGAATAGTCGTTGCGGGGATCGAGCGCCTTGCGGGTGTTCTTGTAGGTCGGGGCGAGGATGTTCTTGGTGTTGGAATAGTTGAAGCTCTGGATCTGGTAGACCGCCCGGCCCCACGGGTGATTGGCGTACTTGGGCTTGTCGGCCAGGGTCGGGCTCTGCACGCTCTCGACGGCGAAGCGGCGCACGGCGGTCTTGAAGGCGTCGATCGCCGGGCTCGACTGGGTCAGCTCCCTGAACCCGAAAGTCGTGCGCCCGCCCAGGGCCTCGTGGATGGCCTTCGCGCCCTCTTCGCTGACACCGTGGTCCGCCAGGATGTCGGCGGCGCTCTTGGCGTTGGGGTGGTTGGTCGCCACTTCCCGCGCCAGATTGGCGATGAACGTCTTGCCGACCCGCACGGCGGCGATCTGCTGGGCGCGGGTGAGCTGGGAGAGGCCGGTGGCGCGGAAGAACTTCGAGGTCGCCAGCCGCATGAACCGCGCCTCTGGGGCGATGCCTGCACGGGCTTCAAGGAAGCGGTTGGTGTGAACGTCCTCGACCGCGCCCAGCAGGTGCGCCAGGGCCTCGGCGTCATCCTTCTGCCGCAGCGGCGTCATCTCGCGGAAGCTGTCGACCAGCGCCTGGATCCCACGCAGCGGGTTGTGCGCCTTCACGCCGACCGCCGCACCCTCGGATAGCGACGACCATGTCGAATTGGGCAGCAGGGTGGCGATCGCCAGCGCGCTCTGCAGGTTGTGCAGGATCGGGTGGCCCATCGCCTTGCCGGTGCGCAGGTAGCCGGTGGCGCTTTCGATATGGTCTTCCATCCGCTTGGCGTTGGGCCTGAACGTCGGGCTCATCCGCATGGCGTGCAGCAGCTCGTCGACCTTCTCGCCGTTCGGCCCGAAGCGGCTGGCGGTTTCGGCCGCGCGCGACGTCGAGTGGAAATAGTCGCCCAGGATCGTGTGCAGATCTTTTTCCAGATAGGGCTCCAGCAGGGTGTCGGCGCTCTTCGGCAGGACGCGGCCTCGGGTGGCGTCGGTGTGCAGCATGTTGCCGCCGAAGCCGACGGCGTCGGATCCACCGATCAGCCGATCATACCAAGCTTCCGCCATCCGCTGGGCTTCGGTCTTCGCCTCGAAGGCCGGGCCGCCGTTGCCGCCGATGCCCTCGCGATCGAACTTCGGGCCGCCGTTGAAGCCCATCTGCCGATAGACCTCGGCGGCGGACTTGAGGAACCCGTCGACTTGCTCAGGCGTGCGGACGTTGGCCAGCTTGATCACGCGCGGGAAGTAGCCCTCGCGGACGTAGCCGGGGCTCAGGCCCTTGCCGGTCATGTAGTGATACTGCGCATCGAACAGCCCGCGCAGCTCGCGCGCCATGCGCTCCGCCTCGGAGCCGGGGACACCGGCCTTGCGGCCCGCCAGGATGTCGGCGACCTCGTTGTGCAGCTCAGGGCGATCATCGCCGCCGATGATCCGGCTGGCGCGGCCGACCATCTCGCCCGTGCGGGCATGCACGGCGCGCTCCCAGACGTCGGGGATCACCCGGTGCGAACCGGGGTCGGTGGCGATCTTGTCGGTGAAGTCGAGGATCTTCTGGGCCGTCTCAGGGTCGGTCTTCATGCCAGCACGGGCGATCAGCCGCATGCCCTGCCCGTTGGAAGACACCAAGTCGTCGTAGAGCTGGCGCGTGGCGCGGGCGAACGATAGCGGGCTATGGCCCTGCAGCGCCTCGCGCATGGCCTGGATCGAGCGGGCGACGTCTTCGCGCATCTTGACGCTCGACGGGCGGCCCCGCTCCTTGTCGAAGCTGTCGAGGAAGCGCTGCGCCTCATCGGCGCTCATCTCCTTGCCGCCTTCACCCGGTCCCTGCGGCGGCGGGCGCTGCAGCTTTTGCTGCGCTGGCAGCGCCGCCTGCAGATCGTCCATCGTCTGGCGCACCCGGAAGGCGTCGCTGAACTTGAAATCGGGCGCGTCACCGGCCTCGAAGATCCGGCCGGACAGATCAAGCGCACGGGCCAGCGCCGTTTGCCGGGGGTGATAGATCCCGAAGAACTTGGCCACGCTGTCGACGAACCGGGTGAACATGTTGTCGTGGATCTTGCCGCCCTGGGCGTCGAGGCCTTTCAGGTAGTCCTGGGCAGCGACGTTGGTCAGCGACCAGCTCAGCAGCTCGTCGGGGCTGGACCACATCTGCTGATGGAACGGCTTCAGGCCGTCGCCCTCGCCGTCGGCGATCTTGGGGAATTGCTCTTGGATGGCCTGGGCGACCTGACTGTGGAAGTTGTTCCAGTCGTCGATCGCCGCCTTCGCCCGGCCGGGCGTGAAGCCCAGGAGCTTGAGGTTGCTGTCAAGGTAGCTACCCAGTGAACGATAGCGGCTGGTCACGAACGAGTGGATTATCTCGTGGCTGGCGACCTCTTCGTTCATGCCGTCGTGCGGCGAGCTGGCGTCATCACGCAGGGTGACCTTGCCGCTGTCCCGGTGGGTGATACCAGCGACACCGTCATCCAGCTCAGACGACGTGCCGATCTCGGCTTTGCCCATGCCGCCCGCCTTCAGCATGGTCTTGCTGATCCAGCGGGTGATCGGGCTCTGGGCATGGTCGGCCAGAGCCTGCAATACGTTCTGGGCTTCGCCGGTCTTGATCGCCTTGCCGATCGGCCCCTCGACGAACGCCTTGCGGACCTCTGGCGCGCTGGCGGTGGCGGCACGGGCGGTGCCCGTGGTGCCCGGCACGGTGGCGGCGGCTGCGGCCCCCGTCAGCAGGGCTTCGCGCCGGGTGATCGTCTGGCGGGCCTCGAAGCGGTCGGGCCGCTTCTTGCCCTTCGGAACAAAGCCCTTGGAGCTATCCCCGCCTAGATGGCCCTCGACGGTGATCTCCTTGCCGCTGCGGCTCGTGTAAGTGATCTGACGCGGTCGATCGTATTTGCTGACACGCCCGGTCGGCGTGTTCGGCACCTTGGGGATGCCGGACGCTTTGCCCAGCCGCTCCTGCAGGCCTTCCCATAGCTCCGGGTCAGCCCGCATCTTGAAGGTCGTCTGGCGTCCGCTGGCTGTCTCCATACGGAAGGTCAGCACGGCGGCGGCCTTGCCGTCCGCCTGCAGTTCGCGGGCTTTGGCGATCACGTTGTCGAGGTCGCTGAGCGTGCGAACCTTGGCGTCTTTTGCCGTCTCATCGGGGTTGCGGCGGCTGGTGTAAGTCTGGCCCAGGCGCTCAGCGTCTTCGGTGTCGGCGTCTTCAAGCGCACGCCGCGCCGTGTCGCGGGCATGGCTGGCCTCGTTGTAGTTCCGTTTCGTGCGCTCAACGTCGTCGGCCGTGGATCCGTAGCCGCGATTGAACTGGTTGCGGGTGGCGTTCATCGCCGAAAGCGCGGCGTCGAACTCAACTTGGGCTTTGTCGACGGCGTTCTTCAGCAGGCTCCGACGCTGGGCGAACTCTGTCTTGCTGTAGGGCTTCGCCGTCTCCCAGGTGCTGCCTTCCGTTTCAGGGGCGGGCTCGGGCTTCGGTGCAGGTTCAGCCGCCTTCGTTGCGGGTTCAGCCGCCTTCGTTGCAGGGGCGGGCTCTTCGGTCCTGGGCGGGGCCTCGTAGTCGATCGCCTGCCAGCGCCAAATATAGTCGCCTTCCTTGCGGCCTTTGCGGCGGACGACCTTGAACGTCAGGCCGTTCTCGACGCCGTCTTTGCCGTAGATCGGATCCAGCACTTCATGCGCGCCCTTGGCGGCCTCTTCGGGGCTGTCGAACGCCTCGATGCTCTGGCCCTTGTCGTTGGCGTGCTTCTCCATCTCGGTGTCGAGATGGGCCTTGAAGCCAGCGTAGTCGTCGCCGTGCGGCCCTTCGGCGTCCATCGCCTTCTGGTAACGGGCGTCGGTCTGGGCCTCACGGGTCGCCTTGCGCTCATCGGCGGTCGCAGCCTTGTCGGCGATCTCTTTTCGCCGCTGTTCGACCTGGGCGGCGTTCTCCGCCTCCATCTCGGCGTTGGCCTTATTCCAATCGTCGACCGCATGCTCCTTCGCCTGCCGGGCGGCGGCCTTTTCGGCAGGGGTCGACTTCTCGGCGAACATGACGTCGTCGGCCGCGTTGGCCCGCGTCATCGCCTCGCGCTTGCGCTCCAGCGGGCTCTTGTCGGCCTGTCCGGCGACCTGGGCGGCGCGGTCGGCCTCCTGACCGGCCCTACGGGCGGCCATCTCCCGTTGAGCCACTTCCCTACCGCCTGCCGCATCAACGGCTTCGTGGGCGGCCTGGGCTTCCTTGGCGGCCCGTTCGGCGAGAACCTTCGCTCGTTTGCGCGAGCCGCTGTTCGGTGCGGTGTCGACCATGCGCTGGGCGTCACGGTGGGCGCGATCAGCGCGAGCGGATCTACTCATCGCCCGACGCAGCTCTGGCGGCGGGTTGTCGTACTTGTCGGCCGGGTCGTAGCTGGCCTCGTCGAGCTTATCGACGTTCGCCATCGTCGGCTCCCGTTCGACGTCGGCGATCGCCGCTTCCATGCGAGCGCGGGTTTCCGGCGACGTCATCTCGCTCGCCGCCATCCTGCGCGCGTCGTCGAGCGCAGCCCGCACCTTGGGCGACGGCTCTCGCCGGGGTTCTTCTGCTTTGGGAGACGCGGCTGTCTCCCCCTGGGCATGCACGGGTTCCGGTTTTGGCCCAGGCAGGCCCCTGGGTTCGGCCTCCGGGGGCGTGCCCGACCGACCGGAGGCCTCCCCTCCGCTGGTATCCGTATGGGGGGCGGCACCAGCTTCCTCTTCGGCCGTCTTGGCGCGACGGCCTGTCTCGATAACGGTCAGCGCGGCTTCGCTCTGGCGGCCGGTGCTGCCCTTCTTCTTCACCGTCGGGTGGTTGGCGACGTCAAAGATCTGGTCGGGGCTCTCGACGTGGCCAACCTTGGTGATCCATTTCGCTACCGCGACATGATCTGGGAAGACGATCGGGCCGCCACCCTGCGACTTTACATAGCCCTCGGCGGTGACCGGAAAACGGCCCTCGGCGTCCCTGTCGGCAGGCTTGTTATTGCTCTTGCCTTCAGGGTTGGCGCGGGCGTGCTGTTCGGCGTCCTGATAGGCCCGCTCCCGCTGGGCGCGCTCGTAGCGCTGGCGCAGCTCTTCTTCGTTCTTGGCGCGCTGGTTGGTTTCGGCGCGCGGCTCGTTCGGGAACGGGCCGGGGCCGGTCGCCTGTTCAGGGAACGGCGGCCCCTGGTCCTGCGGCACCTGATTGTCGGTCGTGCGATAGGTCTGGGTCGGCTCGCGGGTCACCGGAGTGCCCGGCCCCCTGCCGCTTATGTCCAGACGGTCGGGGATTTCTGGCGACGTCCTTGGCGCGTTGGCCCGGCCGGTGAAGTCCTGGGCGCGGCGCGGCTCCGCCATGTAGCTGGTCTGATCAAGCTGCCCCTGCTGGACCGTGAACGGCTCGGAGCCGGGCTCCAGCTCTCCGGTGCGAGGATCGTACCGCTGAACGGTGACCGCGCCCCTGGGGCCACGGTCGATGACGGTGACCGGGAAGCCCTGATGCAGCAGCACGGTCTGCGGCTGCGGCCCTTTCGGCAGGCCTCCAGCCTGGGTGTCGCGGGTGTCAGGCCCGCCCGGCTGTTCGTTGCCCAGCGGCGGAAACGTGTGTTCGGTGGGCTGCACGACGTGGCGCTGCTTACCCGCAAGGTCAAAGGCCCCTTGGGCTTGGCGTTGCTCAATCGTCTGGTCGGGCGTTTGCGGCAGGCGACCTTCCGGCGCGGCGAACCGATCCGGCGTCGGCGGCTGAGCGGAGGGTTGCTCAGCCGCCTGCCGCTGCGCCTGGGCGATCTCGACATCGCTCATGCGCGACGGGATCGGCGACGGCCCGCTTACAACAGGTAGGTTGGAAGGCGTGCGCAGATCCCTGCCGACCGTGGTCGGCGTCGGCCCAGGCGGCTCGCCCATCGTCACGGCAGGCTGGAAGCCGCCTTGCGGTTCGCCAGCCGTCGGCGGCGGCACGGCGATCGGCGGCGGCTGGGCGCGATCGGCGACCGGGATCACCGACGGATCCACATAGCCGGTGTGCCCAGGCTGGATCAGCGTTGCGCCACGCAGGCCTGCCCGCTGGGCGACAACGTCAGGCTCGTGCGGCGCGGGGCGCGTCGGGATCGGCGTCGTGACGTCGGGCTCGTTAGCCCGCGTGGCCAGCGCCAGACTGGCGAGCTGGCTGTCGGCCTGCTGGCGCGCGGCGGTCGCCTGCTGCAGCCGGGCCTGAGCGGCGGCCTGCTGTTCTGGCGGAGCAACCTGCAGCGCGGCTTGCGCGGCGGCTTGTTCACTACGCGCGGCAGAAGCATTGGCGGCGATCGTTGCAGCCTGCTGGCGCACCCGGTTGGCCTGCACCTTGGCGGTGACCAGCTCGGCGGCGGGCGTGCCGCTCTGGCGTCCCCTGGTCGCCGCTGGCCCCTGGGCGGCCATGAGCGCCTGCACCGTCGGGTCGGCGGCGATCTCAGCCTGATGTTCAGGCGGCATTTGATCGACGGGCGGAGCCGTCGCCGGGTCGATGTTGTTCCGGCGCAGGTACTTCGCCACGGCGTCGATGCCTGCCGGGGTCTGCAGAACCGCGTGGAAGGCTGGCCCGGCGATCGCCATTTCAACGGTCGCTTCCGGCACCCCTTGGCCGATCGGCCGGTTGGGGTCGTAGCTCTGCATCGCCGCGACATTCTCGGCGGTCTTCGAGGCCGCGCCCAGGCCCGCGCCCGCCACAGCATGCTCCACCGTCGCGCCCACCGCCCGGTCGATCAGCCCCTTGCCCAACATGGCCTTGACGGGCGCGGCGACCATTGCAGCCGGACGCCCAACCGGCAGGGCTCCCGCCGCGAGCTGGGCGGTGAAGTTCAGCCCGCCAGCCCGCTGCGCCTGGGCGTCGCTCGCGCCCTTGGCCTTCGCCGCCTCATAGGCGCTGCCCGCCCCTTGCATGCCCATCGTCAGCGGCAAGGTTTCCGGGGACAACAGTGGAGCGCCCATCTTGGCGGCCCCGCCGACGATCTTCTCAAAGGCGTTGGGGTCGGTGGGCGTGATGGCCTGCCCGGCGCTGCTGACCGCCTGGGCGGCCGGATTGATCAGCGGCGAGACGACGGGCGACGGAGCCTGCTGAGCCGCCGCCAGCGACGGCCTGACCGCGCTGGGGATCATCACCAGCGTGCCGTTCGGCCCGACCATGTAGCCGGTGCCCTGGGCGCTGCGGATGTCCTGTCCGGTCTTGATGTCGCCGAGAACGCCCGCGCCCTTCAGGGTGTCGCCGACCGCCTGCACGACGTTGCCACCGATCTCGCGCGCGGTGCGGACGATCGGGGTGTTGAAGATCGGGTTGCTGGCGACGGCCTTGCTCAGCACGTCGAAGGTCGAAGGCTCTTTCTTCGGGATCAGGTCGGCGAACATGTCGCCGCCCGCTGCAGGCGGGGGCGCTGCGTTCGACGGGATCAGATCGTCGAAGAGGCCGGGCATTTAGAACCCGCCCTCTGCCGGGTTGTAGCCGTTGGCGATCAGCCGCTGGCGGATCTTCGCCGGATCCGCGCCTTGGGCGATGGCTTGCCGCGCCTGGGAGAAGGCCTGTTGCTTCGGCGGCAGGGCGGATGGCGGCGCAGTAGCAGGCATAGCCGGGGCGGCGACCGGCGCTCCACGCGCAGGCCCACCAGCTACATTGCCCGCCGCCAGAGCGGGAGCCGCCTTGGCGTATCCCTGAGTGCCCGGTGCCCAGGTGAACGAGGGCGCGCTAGACGGCACGGCCGGGTTGGGCACCTGCACCGGCTGCAGGGTCGGCCCGGTCGGGAAGCCTCGCCGGATCTCACGGCGCAGCGTCTGCCCGTTGGGCTGGATCTCAAGCTGGGTTTCCGATGCGGGCGGCCCCGCTGCCGCGCCAACCGGATGCTCGCGGTCCCAAGCCTCTTGCTGGATCCGCCGAAGGTCGGCGTCGTACTGCAGATCGTGCCCGTAGCGGGCTGCGCCGGACGAGCTGTCGGATCCATACATGCTCGCACGGGCAGACGTTTCGGCGGCGTAGCGCCGGTCCTGCGACTGGGCGACCGCCTCGTCGACCTTGCGTTGCAGCTCGGACTGGGTGCGGCCGACGTTCTCGCCCCATGTCAGGCTCTCGCTGCTGTCGGCGCTCTTGATCGCATGGCCCATCGCCGCTGCCCGGCCGAACGTCAGGTCGCGCGCCGCCGCCGTCGTCGGGCTTACCGCCACGGCGGCCGGTGCCGCCGTCGGACTGGCGGCGATCGGCGCTTGCTGGGGCTGAACCCCTTGCTCGACGCTCTGCTCCAGCCCCAGGCCTTGGATCCCCTGCAAGGCGTCCTTATCGGTGTAGAACGGAGCGAGGATGGCGCGGCCTGCTGCAGCGGCGGCGACCGGGTCGCCGGTTTGCCGCATGACGTCGTCGACCTTCGCGTTGGCCTGCGCCAGCGCGTCGGAGCGCGCGGCGTCGTGTGCGGTGGCCGCCGCCTTGGCTTCCGCCTCGCTGCGATAGTACCCGGCCTGCGCCAAGTGGCTCTGGACCTCGGCGTTCTGCACCTTGCTCTTGCCCAGGTTGTCGAACAGCCCGGTGACGTCCTTGACGCCCGACATGATTGTGCTGCCCCAATTCATCGGCGGGGCCGGTGTCGAGACGCCGCTGGCGGCGAGGTTTCCGGTCTGGAACGGTAGGCTCAGGGGCATGACGTCACCCGCCGTAGGCGTAGGAGGAGGGAAGCGGGACGAAGCTGGCGCTCGGGTTGGTGAAGTTGAACACGGGCGTGCCCTTCGGCAGGGTCTTCACCGGGATCGGCGTGTCGGCCCCGCCGACTGCGCCAGCGCCCGCCGCCGCCAGTTTGCCCGCCGTCAGCAGGGCGTCGCCGATGTTGGTGTTCGCCGTGGTGTTGCCGACCTTGTAGTTGGCCAGCGCGGTGTCGGTGGCGTCGGCCGCCGTGTTCGCGCCGATCAGCCCTGAGCTGTAGTCCTTTTCGCTCTGCAGCGAGCGGTCGAAGTAGTCGGAGAGCGTCTGGCCCGCTTGGCCGGAATAGGTGTTTTCGGCGGCGTTCTTCTGGCCCAGCGTCCAGTCGTTCAGGCCCTTGGCGAAACTGGCGTGCGCCTGGGCGAGCTGGTCGCTGGCGGTGTTCGACGCCAGCTCGTTGCCCTCCAGGCTCTTGGAGAGCGCGGCGCGGTTGGCGGTGAGGTTGGCGCTCTGCGCCCCTTGGCTCAGGAGCTGGTCGGCCCAGCTCGCCGAGTTCTTGGTGGCGTTCACAAACGAGCCAGCCTGAGCCTCCTTGGCGATCGTTGCGTTGGCGGCGTCTTGCCGGGCGGCGTAGGCCTGCTTGACGAGGTCGTCGGCGGTGAGCGACGGCGCAGCCCCAGGGTTCGCCGCCAGCGCGGTGCCCATCAGCTTCATACGCTGGGCGAAGTTGGCAGTCGTCATCGCCGCTTGCGAGCCGGGCATGGCGCTGCTGACGGCGTCGGCCACCTGCTGGGTCATCTTCTGCAGGTAGCCGGACTGATTGGCGGCTTCGAGCGTCTTGGTCTGGATGGCCTGATTGTTGAGCTGCCGTTGCGCCGTAACCAGGCCTTTGTCTTCCAGCGCGTTGTCGTCGGCGTGGTCCTGGGCGTACTTCAGCAGGGTGGCGAAGGTGTTGTTCTCCAGATCCGACGTCTGCTGATACTGCTTCTGCTCAATCCCCATCACCCGCTGGTCGCTGGCCCCGGCGAGCTGCATGCGCTCGTCGAACGCACCCGCCTGCCGGGCGGTGTTGGCGTTGGACGTCGCCTGCTGCGCCTTCCGCGCGTTGGACTGGGCCATCATGTTGGCCCCGGTGCCTGCAGCCGTGGTGGCGACGGCGACGGCGGTGAGGGTGACGGGATCACACATCAGCCGGTCGCCCCCAGAGCCAGCGGCGAATAGCTGTTCTGCACGGCGGCGTTGGACGTGTAGCCCGCCGTCATGCTCTTGATCGCGTCGCCGATCTTCGAGGTCGCGGCGCTGGCGTCGGCGTCAGTCTGGAAGTCAGGCGGGGCGGTGTTGCCCAGGCCGTAGAGCGTGTTGAGCGCGTCCTGCTTCTGGGTGTTGAGCTGGGTGCGCAGGTTGTTGGCGGCGTCGGATCCAGCGGCGGCGATCTTGGTGATGGCGCTGTTGCGATCGGTGGAAATCTCGCCGAAGGCGTCGGCGGCGGCGGAGCTGTTCAGGTTGCGGGCGTCGGCCAGCTTGTACTTCATCGACCGCTGGGTGTCGTCAAACTGGCGCTGGGTGTCGCCGCTGTTGGCCGCCAGGAACTGGTTGGCGAAATTCTGGAAGTAGGCGTCGTCGTAGCCGCCATAAGCCTGATTGATCTGCTGCTGGCCTTGCGCGATCGCCTGATCGCGGGCGTCGGTGTAGCTCCGCGCCCGCGCATTGACGGCGTTCTGCTGGTCGATCTGCTGCTGGCGCAGTTGCTCGGACTGGGCCTCGGTGTCCTTCTGGAGCTGGGCCTGCCGGGCGATCTCGGCGTTCTGAGCGTCGAGCTGCTGCTGATAGCGGGCCTCGCTGTCCGCACGCTCTGTTTCCCATTGTTGCTGCTGCTGGGCGAGCTGCTGCTGGGCGAGCTGATCCTGAGCTGCCTGCTCGCGCGCGGCTTCGGCCTGCTGGTAGCTGGTGTCGGGGGTATTAGGCTTGCACATGAAAGCCCCTCCCGTCTTCATTGTCTTCATACTGCGCGGCAGGATCTAGCGCCAAGGTGAAAACGAGGAAGTCGGCCCCGTCCTTGGCGAAGGCCTTCATGCGGCACTCTTCGGTCGCCCCCAGCACACGCAGCCAACGGTGCGCCTCATCGTGCCCCTCGATCGAGCGGGCCTCCACCCGATGACCGTGCTGGCGCAGGAACGGAATGAAGATCCGGCGCACGAACTTGGTCACCGGCAGGGCGATACGGGGGAAGTCGTCGGTCGCCAGCATGAAGGCGGAGAACACGCCGGGCCACGGCTGGGCGGCCCCGAACAGCGCCACAGGCTGTCCGTCCCCGTAGGCCGCCCAGCCATGCCCGTTCAGCGTCCAGACCTTGGTGATCTCGTAGGCCAGGGCGTCCCGGTCGAGGTCGCCGTAGCGGGTGGCCTCCAGCTCGCGCACGTCGGCGGGGCGCAGGTTGCGCATCACGTAGAGCGCCGACAACAGGTCCAGCTCGGTGAGCATCATCTTCATCCGCGCGCCTCGTCGAGCTGGTAGTGCAGGGCGACGCTGGAGAGGGTGCATTGCTCCGCCAGCTCGTGGGTCAGCCGCAGGCCGCAATGGGTGGTGCGCTCGCCGACCGCGATGGTCGGCTGGTCGTAGGACACCCCGGTGTAATTCTCGGCGATCAGCTCCTCGACGTCGCTGTCGGGATCCGGCCGCATGTAGATCGACCACGTGCCCGCGCACCCGACGTCCACGGCGTGGAAGCGCTTGAAGGTCGCCGGGGCCTGCAGCGTCACGTAGGGCAGCAGCACCTCCAGCTCGGAGGTGTCATAGGTGGCGTTGTCGTCGCCGCCGTAGAGGTAGATCGTGTCGCCGCTGCGCACGTACATGCGCCGGTTGTTGACCGCCGTGGCGCTGATCGAAAAGCCCGGCGCGTAGAGGCTCCAGGCGTGGATGTTGTTCCTGGGGAAGCTGGAAAGCACGAAGATCGTATCGCCCAGGATCGCCCAAAGCCGCCCGCTCTCAGGCTCGATCGTGACGATCGTCGCGGCTTTTTCGGCAGGCGTCGAGGCGTTCATGGTGTCGCGCATCAGCCGGTCGATCGGCAGGCTCTCATCGGCGACCAGGGCGAAGTTGGAAGCGTCACGGGCTTTCAGCGCCTTCACCCCTTGGTCAGAGAAGAAGTAGACCCCGCCGTCGCGGTAGGTCGCCGTCGCATGCCCGCCCAGCGCGCCGATGTCCGGCACTTCCTGGGTCTGCTTGTTGTTCAGCGGGTCGCTCTCGACGTGCCACACCAGCGTGGTGTCGTCGGAGAACACCGCGAGCTGGTCGTAGTATTTCGCCGTCGCCACCAGCGCCTGGGCACCCGAAGCGTAGTTGGACAGGTTGACGAACCACGCCCCGTTGGTGGTGGTGTTCCAGTCGGTCGGCGTGTCGATCGCGCAGGCGTGCAGGTTGGAGCCCGACGTCGAATAGAGCTTCGACTTGAACGTCCGCACCGTGCGCCCAGGCGTATACGTGGCTCCCGGCGCGACACCCCCCTGCATGTAGGTCGGCGTGGTGACGTTGGCCTCGCCCGTGACAGTGACCGCCACCGGGAACCCGTTGGGTCCGGCCCCGGCCGCCGCCGTCGCTTCGAGGTAGACGGTCGGGCCTGCCGTGCTGGCGGTGTATTCCGGGGTCGAGGCGAAGGCGTTGATCTGGGCGGCGATCAGCGAAGCGGTGACGCTATGGCTGGTCGACCACGCCACCGCCGCGCCCAGGATCTCCACCCCGTTGACCTTCACCGACGTGAACGTGTCGGTGGCGACCGCCCCGCCGTTGACGTCGAACGTCGCCCGCGCCCGGCCGTCGAACCACGCGCTGACCAATACCCCATTGTAGAAGTGGGAAATGGTCGTGTCGGTCCACAGCACCACGACGTAGAGCTGCCCGTTGAACGCCTCGGCGAACAGCACGTCGGCCATCACCTTCGCGCCGTTGGTGAGCTGCATGTAGGTGACGCCTGCAGGCATGGCGGGCGCGGCGACCGACCCGAAGACGTAGAGCGCGCCGCCGACGGCGGCCAAGCCGAAGGTGTTCGCAGGCAGGGCGTACTTGGCGACGAAGGCCTTGCGGTTCTCGATGTCGCCGCCGCGCATCACGTGGCCGTTGATCAGGTTGTAGACCGTGCCGGACGGCGACATGTAGGCAGGCCGGGAGATGTCCATGCCAAGCCGGAAGTCTTGGATGACATGGTACGGCATGGCTTAGGGAGCCCGTTGGACGCCGACGAAAACCTTCCTGCGCGGGTCATTGGGTGCGTAGTGCGGGCCGTCCTGCAGGAGCTGCACCCGGTTGGCTCCGGTCTGGTAGCGCTGCTTGAGGCTGGCGTAGTAGAGCGCGGCGCGGGCGACGACGGCCGGGGCGTCCTTCGAGCTTTGGCGCAGCAGATACTCGCCAGCGGCGTAGAGGCTGACGAGCTGGTCGTCGAGGCGGCAGATGTCGGCCTCGTCGGCGATCTGCTTGAACGGCTGCAGGGCCTTCATGCGGATCGTCTGGCCATCGCTCGCCGGGCAGGGCCACAGCTCGATCAGCGTCTCGCTGCGCGGCTCCCACTTCTGGGCCGGGTCGCTGAACGCGCCTGCGTCACTGTCCATCGCGCTATAGTCTTCGATCTCGATACCGCGCCCCAGCGGCTCATAGACCCCGCCGTTCTTGACGTAGATCTCGCGCACGTCGGCGAGGGTGAGCTGTTCGCCGTCAACGACCGGAAGTTGGTAGTTCTTCATGCCGCTGACGGTGAGCATGTCGACCCATAGCCGCACGTGCGGCCAGGAGAAGTCCCGGTAAAGGCGCTCATACTCGCGCTGGATCCGGTGGGTGATATGCCCCCGGAACTGCTGCCCGACCGTGGTTGTCGTCGAGTGTCCAAGCTCAAGCTGGACGTCGGCGATCAGGCTGGCGAGGGTTGCGCCCGTGGCCATCTATTTCTTCCGACCCTTGGCAGGCTCGTTCTCGTCGTCTTCATCGCCGTGGATGAAGGCGTCCAGCTCGGCCTTCTCAGCCGGTGAGGGCTCGTGCTTGGCTTCGTTGTCGAATTGCTGGGCGGCCTTCTCAGCGGCCTTGGCGCTCTCGCGCAACCGCTTGGCTTCAGCCTTGGCGTCAATGCCGATCTCTTCGAGCGTGGTGGGCAGCGCGCCCATCGGCCCGAACAGCCTGTCAACGACCGGGTCGTTGCCTGCAGGCAAGGCGTTCTGGTAGCGCAGGCGCAGCTCTTCGCGCAGCTCGCTCGCCGTCTGGGGCGCGGGCATGCTGCGCCCAGGGGGCGGCTCGTAGAGGCGGATGTCCTGCACGGAGCTGTCGCCGTGGATAGCCTTCAGGACGGCGATTTCGGGAACGCTGACCGGGCCTTTGTTGGCGACCACTTGGTTGACGTCGCCGCCTAGCATGACGCTGACAGTGTAGAGGTTCATCGGGCTAAGCCTCCCTGCAGAGTGGAGACGACCGGGGTTGGCCGTCTCCTTTGTCTACACCGAAGGCTAGGCGGGTACAGCCGCCTGGATCACCGAGTGACAATTCATCTTCCGGCAGGTGAGCGCGCCGGTCCACGTCACGCCGCGATACATCACGTATTGCGTCGCAGGCCGGGCAGGCGAGTGGGTCTTCATGTCCTCGCCTTCCATCACGTAGGGGAACAGGTGCCGGGTATCGAGCAGGTAGCTGTAGTCGGGGCGGCCCAGGTCATCGAGCGTCGGGTCGTAGAGGCAGTCGCCGACGCCGACCATGTTGATCGCCGCCATGCCGATGTTGGTCTGGCCTTTGTTCACGAAGCCCTGATTGGTGTAGATCCCCTTTTCGGCGACCTCGGCCTCCAGCGCCTCGATGAAGGTGCTGCCAGCCAACCAAAGTTTTGGTTGTCCACCGTAGCGGCGGAGCTGGCGATACTCGTTGCGCATGAACTTGGTCAGCGTCTGGTTGGTGACGTCGGCGGTGATCAGCCCCGCACCCACCGCAGAGCGGTTGCGCCACCACGGGTTGGTCGCGCGGTCAATGCCGCCGACCACACCCACCGTGGGATCGTCAGCGACAATCGCCTGCACGCCGGGGAACACCTTGGCGCTGGCGGTGCCGTCCTGCCAGAACATCAGGTTGTGCGAACGCGCGGTGCCCTCGTCCATGTCCTCCAGCTTGTCTTCCAAGAGGTTGGAAATCTCGAAGACTTCCTGCTGGCTATGGTTGGTCGTCTCGGCGCTGTTGAGGCTGTCGACGACGCTGATCCCGGCCTTCTTCAGCTCGGTAAGGGTGACCTCGATACCGGCGTGCAGCTCTTTCCAGGGGTAGTTGTACTGCTTGATGTTCGCCGGGTTGGCGTAGGTCACCGCGTCGCTGTCGCTGTAGCCCATGAACGTGGTGGTGTAGTTCGCCTTGACGTTGCCCCGGATGTCGGACTTGCCGCCACCGAAGGTCTTCTGAGCCGCCTTCATGGCGGCCAGCAGCGGCTTGTCTTGGATCTGCTGCGAGAGCGGCTGACCCTTGATGTAGAAGTCGAGCGCGGCGTTGGCGATGTTGTCGAGTTCAGCCTGGGTGAAGGCCATAGCCCCTAATCCTCATCTAGTCCCGTAGCGCCAGGGCGATCGCTTCACGCATCGACTTGGGCTCGGGCGCGGCCACGGTTGCGGGTGACGCTGCCGTCGGCCGGGCCATCGAGCGGACTGCGGGGACGAAACGCTTCAAGTGAACCGTGACGTCTGCCGCTGCCCGATCCAGCAGGGCGGTGATCTGTTCAGGCGTGGACGGCTGAAGCCGCTCCGCCTGGGCGATCGACCGCATCCGGTCGGCGATCAGGTCGGCTTTGGCCTCGAAGTCCGGGTCGCGTGCGCGCCGGGCGGTTTCCCAGCGTTCTGCGGCGGTCGTGAGCTGCGTCTGCAGCGCGGCGACCGCCTCCTGCTGCTGGTTCTGTTCCACATACTGGCGGTTTGCCTGCGCCTGGGCCTCGTAGGAGGCCGTGGTGGCGCGGGCTCTGGCCAGCTCGTTGGCCCGCTCTTCGCTGATGTAGCCGAACTCCACTTCCTCCCGAAGATCGTCGGGAAGCCGCAGGCCCAGGGCCGCATCGACCTCGGACAGGTACTGGGCCATCGCCGCTCGCCCCTCGATGGGGCTGGTGCGCAGCAGGGCCATCATCCTGAAGCCGTCCAGCACGTCCTGATCGCTCAGGTTGTTGTGCTGCATGAACTCCCTGACGTTGCCCCATTGCTGGGCGTCGGGCTCGTACTGCCGAAGCCTCTCAGTCGCTTCTCCCAGCTCACTCCTGAGAGCGTTGCGCTGGGTGATCACTTCCTTGAAGCGCGGGTGGTTGTGGAACGGAAGCTCAGCGAGCTGGGCTTCAGTCAACTCCGGGGGTGGAGCGACGGGAGCCGTAGGATCGACGGGCTTCTCGGTCGCAGGGGCTGACGGAGCCTCCGGTTCCGGGGCTGGGGCCTCGACGACGGCTTTCACCACGTCGAGGAGACTAGCTGGAGCCTCTTTAGCGTCGCTCTCTGCGGGGGACGGTTCCGCGCCTACGTCCGTGGTCGGTGCCTCTGCGGCAGGAGCTTGCGCTTCTGGCGCTGGGGCTTCGGTTTCAGGGGCGGGCGAAGTCCCTGCGTCGTTGATGTCCGACATTTAGCGCCTCATTGGCTGGTTGGCACAAATTGTCTCCATTGTCTACGCTGGAGCCGCGTTGGCAGGCGTGCCGATATTCGGTTGCTGGGCCGACGGCGCAGGCATTGCGGGCTGCGGTCCACCGGCAGGGGCTTGGCCTTGCGGCGCATTGTCAGCGCCTTGCGGACCTTGCTGGTTGGGGTCGGTTTGAGCGTTGCCGGTGCCCACCTGGGCCTGCTTGTTCATGGTGAGAATGGCGGGCAGGCCTGCCGTGACGGCGTCTTCGATGTCGATATTGCTGTCCAGCGTGCGGACCAGATACTTGGCCAGCCATTCAGGGGAAACCCCAGGGATCTGCAGCAGCATCGGCACGACGCGCTCGGCGTTGGCCAGCTCCTGTTCCTTGTTCGGTCGGCCCGAAGAGCCTGCCTCGATGGACAGGTAGATCTCCTCGGCGATCTCCTGGGCGGTCAGCTCAGGCCACACCGCCCCCGGCCCGACCACCTTGACGACGGTGTCGTGCTGCACGTTGGCCAGCAGCAGCGCCCCGCAATCGTGCGCCACGAGGGACAGGAACTCGTCGAGGTCGTCGATATTGCTGCCCATGCTGGTGACACGGCTGGCTTCGGCGATCGAGCTTTCGGTCGCCGTGGTGTCGCTGCCGGTCTTGCCCAGGTTGGCCTGCTGGGTGCCGGAAATCAGCATCATGTCGTTGATGTCGTTCTGGACCTCGTAGAGGTTGGGGTCGATCGGCTTGGTGGGGAACGGCTGGACGATGTTCTCGATCTTCTCCTGCGCGTCCAGCGCGTTGAGGAAGATGATCTCGTGGTCGCCGACGGTGTTCAGGTCCAGCACGTCCTCTTCGGAGAACTTGCCGCGCTGCCCGATGTAGAACGGCCGGGCGGCGATGCGGTGTTGCCGGATGGCCTCACGCTTGCGGTTGATCTCGTTCTGGCTGGGCCGCAGGTATTCGACGTCGGACGGCGGGAACAGCTCGTCTTCGTTCTCCGCCTCGTTGAACAGCAGCGGGTAGATCGGGATGAACTGGTCGACCGCCACGTCGGGCGGCACGGGATCCTTGAGGAAGTCGGGATAGCCGTCGCAGACGGCGTAGATCACCCCGTCGAGCCGGTGATAGATCTCCCAGACGCAGGCCATCTTGTCGGCGGTGTCGGAGCGGCTGGTCTTGCCGTACTCGCCGATCTTGTAGCCGGTGTAGCCGCTGGATCCGGCCTTCTTCAGGTCGACGCCGTAGATCTCCTGCACCTCGTCGGTCGTCAGGATGAACTCTTCGGCCACCCAGTGTGAGCCGACCCAGCCGACCATTTCCTTGGTCTTCAGGTCGGGGATGATCCGGGTGGAGTGCGGGAAGTCGATCACCAGCCCCTCGCGCACCACCTGCTGGGGCTCGGCTTCCAGGGCGGTCTGGGTGATCTTCAGCTCTTCGGCGCTGGCGCTGTCGTCGTCGAACACCTTGTCGGTCTGGTCGTCCTGCAGTTGCTCCATGCGGGCCAGCCGGTCGGTGATGTCGGAGAGCTTGGCTTCGATGTCCGGCCGCTTGGTGAGCTGGCGCTGGTAGCCGATCTTCAGGTAGCCGACGCCCGTGGTGATCGCGCGCCTGACAAGGCGTTTGGCCCTGGGCTTGAACGGCGGGCTCTGCTCAAGGATCGACCAGCTCATCAGCGCTTCCATCGTCTTGCCGACGGAGGCGAGCATGCGTTTGCGGCTGACGCCCTGCTGGATGTCGGCCAGCAGGGCTTGGGTCATGGGACTGGGTGCGGCACCGGGCGGTGTCGCTTGCAGCTCGGCGAGCATGCCCTTGATCGTGCCGGTCGAACCGTCCCAGACGGCGAACTCCATGCGCTTCTTGGGCTCGGCGACGAAGGTCGGGTTCTTGGCGTAGAGGCCAGCGACCTTGTTGGCGACATGGCGCTGCAGCACGTTGACGCGGGCGCGGTTGTCGTCGGAGGTTTCGTCGCTGCGCTGGTGCCTGACGTACTTCAGATCGGCGCGCATCTTGTCGAAGGTCGGCTTGTATTTGCGCTTCGCCTCGGTGACCGCCTTGGTCAGCTTGGTCACCAGAGCGCGGCGGCTGTCGGTGACGTCGGGCGTGTCGCGGATGACGCCGCTTCCGGCAGGCTGTCCCATCGCGTCGCCGATCGCCTGCACGAGGCTGGTCTGACTGGGGAGCGCGTCGGCGAGCTGCTGGTTGGGATCCTGCGGCAGGCCTGCGGGCGGCGGCTGCGGTGGCGGCCCCTGGAGCTGCGGCGAGAACGGCGGCGGCTGCGGCGCGAACGATGCAGAGATGGGCGGCGGCGGCGTGGCCGGTGTCGGATACGGCTGATTGGGCGGCGGCAGGCCAGCGGCTGGCGCGTTGGGATCGGGCGGCGGTTGCTGGGCGCGCGGGACGAAAGTCGGCGGTCCACCTGGGGGTGGCGGGATCGGAGGTCTGGCCATCAGCGGTTCGCCTGCAGCATGCGGACCTTGTCCGTCCGGCGCTTGAAATCACTGGATCGCTTGATCGCCGCCCAGGTGCCGGGCACCGGGCCGGTGTTCGTTGGGCGTTCCTTCGGCGGGGCGGTCATCAGCCCCAAGCCCCGGCCAAACGTCGCCAAGGCGTCGACAAAATCGTCGTTGGCGGCGCGGGGAAACTTCAGCATTTCCTCTTTGGCGTCGTGGAACCAATGGGCCTGCTGCGGGAACAGCACGGCTTTCCACGCCATCCGGCCCTGGATCGCCTGGGCCTTCTTCGCCTTGTCGAGGTAGGCGTTGACCGGCGTCCATGAGAAGTAGATCTGCCGCTCGGCCATACGTTTCCGTAAGAACGGGCCGATCGACTTGGTGATGTGGTCGCTCTCCGCCCACCAGCGCAGCGGCTTGTACTTCTCAGCGAAGTCTATGAGCTGTTCGACGACGACGTCGGTCTTGGCGCGCTTCCACCAGCAGTCGAGGATCCACAGGTTGTCGTTCTTGTCGACGCCGCCGATCAGGATGCAGGTGTAGTCGTTCTCCTGCTTGAGGCTGACGGCATGGTCGGAGGCCATGAACACCCGCAGCTCGGTGAGCTTCGGCCTGTCCTGCAGGTTGTAGGTGACGATGCTGTCGGCCTTGAAGTAGTCGCCTTCGAGCGGGGTCGGCCGCTGCTGGTAGAGGGCGCTGAAGCCTCGCGGGTTGGCGCGTTTGTAGCGCTGCAGGAACTCGATGTTGAAGCGGCTGGGCCACAGCGCTTCGCCTTCCTTGCGGCCAAGCACGTCGCCGGGTTCGGCGACGGCAGGGATGTTGATGATCTTCCAGCGGGTCGCCTCTTCGGCGTCGTAGTGCGGGTTCTTCGGATCGGTGATCCGGCCGACCAGATCATCCTCGTGCCACCGGGTCTGAATGATGATCACCCAGGCGTCGTGCGTCATGCGCCGGGTCAGGATGTCGTTCTGGAACCACGCCCAAAGGTTGTCTCTGATCGTCGGGCTGTCGGCTTCCTCGCTGTTCTTCAGCGGGTCGTCGATGATGATGCCGTCGCCGCCACGCCCGGTGACCGATCCGCCCCGGCCGACGAAGACGAGGAGCCCGTCGTGCAGGGTTTCGAGCCGGGCGGATGATGCGGAGCCTGCCTTCAGGCCCATGCCGGGGAACACCTGGGCGTAGGCGTCCGACTGCACGATCTCACGCACGGCACGGCCGAAGTCCTCGGCGAAGTCCTGATTGTAGGTGCCGAAGATCAGGCTCTTGTGCGGGTTGCGACCGGCGAACCACGCCGGAAATCGCTTGGACGTCAGCTCGGATTTCCCGTGCCTGGGCGGGAAGGTGATGATCAGGTTCTGGATCTCGCCGCGCTCTACGGCTTCGAGGGCAGCGGCGAGGGCGCGGTGGAAATACTGCGCGTCGTAACGGCTGCGCTCCACGTCGTCGGGATCGCCGGGGTGGCTCATCGTCAACTGGGTGAAGTCGATCAAGCCGTCGTGGGCGTGGCGGACCTTCAGCAGGCGCTTGGCCGCCTTCAGCGTCGCCTTGTCCAGCACGGTGGCGTTCATGCCGTGCAGGTTATGTGGCTGGAAGTCTTCGTTGTCTACAGGAGCGTGGTTGGGCTTGGCATATGATCCGATGCGCAAATTTCCAGGGCGGGCGGGATAGCCCTACGCGCGTTTGGGCGCGACCCCCACCCCAGGGGTCGGTCGGAGGGACGAGCGGCCACGCGGCCGGGCGGCCCGCGCTCCCGCTCCCTTGCAATGCAAGGTAGCCTACTGTGCATTGCAAGGTAGGGCATGATCTGCCCCGGTTTACAGTGTGATTTCTCGTTATTCAATGAACCAGGCAGGCGCCGGCGGGGCAAGATATGCCCCTACCCCTAGCCAGCCTGGGACGAGCTGCAGGCCGCAGCCTAGTCAGCGACCAGCTTGCGCCGCTCTCGGTGTCAGGCCTCGCCCCGGTCGCCGGGGGGCGTTTCACGGGGCGTTACGTCTATCGTCTGGGCCGCCTGGGCGTCCGCCGCCATGCCCCGCGCCACCAGCTCGGCGAGCTGCTGTGTCGTGAGCTGCGCCAGGGCGTCAACCGCTGGATCCGGCCCCGCCTTGTCCCTGGTGGCGCGGTCGTAGACGGCAATGGCCAGCTTGGCCCGGTGGCCCAGGCTGCGCGGGTTCTCGTCCTGCAGTACGCGCTTCATCACCTGCAGGGCCTGGGGTGTGACTTCGGACAATAGCAAGATCTCAGCCCCGGCCCGTAAAGCCTTCCGCACCTGGGGATGGGCGACCAGGGCGCGAGCCGTGAGCTTAGGGTTGCTGTAGCCCACGCGCCGGGCCGCATCGACGGGATCCGCCCCGGCCAAAACCAGATCGCAAAAGGCTCCAACCCGCTCTGAGATGGCGACAGATGTTACGACAGGCGTTGACATGTGGTTAACCTTCTGAAGCGACGCTGTAGACAGGAAGTAGGCTCCGGTCTACACCACCAATCAGGCCTAGCGCTTCGCTACGCCACCGAGGGAAAAAGAACAATGTTCGGACTATTCCAAGCTGTACCGGCCGCCGTGGCTAACGCCTGGGGCGCTCGCCTGATCTATCCCGACGATCTTTTGCATGACCGGCAGGGCATGACAGGGGGCGAAGAGGGCCGCCCCGAGCTGATCGCATGGCTGAACGGCGGGGCCATCCGCGCCGCCCTGGCCAACGCTCGCAAGTTCGACAACGCCTACAAGCTCAGCCGCGACGGAGCGCAGCAGGTGGTGCTGCACCGTGACGAGCTGGGCGTCATCGTGGCCTGCCCGAACAAGTCCCACGGCTACCTCTACGTTGCCGGTTGGCTGCACCAGGGCGAAGAGGACAAGCAACCGGCCGCCGACTTCACCGCACCGGAGATCACCCCGGACCCGTGGACGAGCTACACGGCCGACGACGACGACGACGAGGACTACGACGACTAGCCCGCCACCCATCGCGGACAACCCGCCGCTTGGCCCGCGCCTTCATGGTGGCGGGCCTTCGGCGTGCGGGGCTTCTCCCGCAACCGAGGGAACCTAGATGACATCCAAAATCACCACCCACGCCGACGGCGGCGTGACCTTCGAGGGGATCGACGCAACCCGGCTCTATCAGGCCATCACCCTGGCGGCGGCGCTGAAGCTCTACGACCGCTGCGGCATGATCCCAACGCGCGGCATGACGATAACGAAAATGCTCGCGCTGGCCTCGACCTTCAGCGGCAAGGCCTACAAGCGCGGGGCGGCTCTCCAGGCCGCTGCAGACGTCACCACCTGGGCCGACGCCATGAAGGCGGCCCTGCCGGTGGAGCGTCGCGCATGAAGCCCACAACCCGTGCCCAACGCGAGGCCCTGGCCCGCAAGTTCAACGCCAACCCCGACGGAGCTGCGACCTATCGCGAGTTCCGCAAGCGTGCCCGCCCAGGCTGGAACGGCGAGCTGATGCTGCCCTGGTGCGGCATGTGGCTAGGGATCGAAACCGACGGCTACACGCACAGCTAGACCAGCTCCAACGCGGACAACCCGCCACTTGGCCCGCGCCTCACGGTGGCGGGCCTTTGGCGTGCGGGGCTGTCCCGCACACCGAGGGAAACCAATGCCAGACGTCAGCCTATCTAACCACGGATCTATCTTCACCTTCCGCCCGCTCACCGATCACGCCCGCCAGTGGATCGAGGAGAACGTAGACCCTGACGCGCCGTGGTGGGCCGGGGCCATCGCGGTGGAACCGCGCATGGCTTACGACCTCGTGGCAGGCATGCAGGCCGACGGGCTGGTGATCGCGTGAGCGCTCAGAAGCCCCGTAAGGGCCTCGACTGGCTGGATGGCGTGTATCTAGCCCTGACACTCACCGGGGCCGCCCTGGCGGTCTTCCTGGGCGTTCTAGGGGCCAACCAACTGGTCTAGGCGCTCGACATCGCGGAGAACCCGCCACAGTGGCCCCGGCGCAGAACGCGCGCGGGGCCTTTGGCGTGCGGGGACTGTCCCGCTACCGAGGGAAAACACATGCGAGCTTGGATCGGCTGCCTTGCGGCCTACAATAACGGAACCTTGCACGGGCAATGGTTCGACGTCTCCACCGACCCGGAAGTGAACCGGGCCAATATCGCCCAGGTGCTGCGCTCCAGCCCTAACCCGAACATCCGGGTTCAGCCGCTGGTCTGCGTCGACTGCGACCACCACACCACCCACCAGCTAGGCTATCGGGAAAGCCCGACCACCTGCGCATGCGGCGGCATGCTGCGCACCGACGGCGAGCCCTACAACACCGCCGAAGAGGCTTACGTGGCCGACTATGACGAGACGCCGCGCGCCCTGGTCGATCGCCTGGGCGAATATCCGAGCTGCGTTGCGCTCGCCCTGGCCGCCGAGCTGCTGGACGCCGTAAGCGAAGCCTGGGCCGACGATGGCGACCAAGCGGCAGGCCTTGCCGTCTACCTCGACCGGATGGGCCACGATCCCGACAACCTCGCCGCCCAGATGTTCCGCGACTGGGTGAGCGATCACTACCGGGGATCAGGCGACACGCGCGCCGCCTGGACCGAAGAGTGGATGAATGAAACCGGGTTCTTTGACCTCGACCCGCCCCCAGGCATGCGCGGGCCAGAGCTGGAGGCCTTCCAAGAGCGCGCGGCCACCATCTGCCGTTATTTCGATTTCGACGCTTACAGCCGCGACCTAGAGTGCAGCGGCTTCACCTTCGAGCGCAGCGCTTCCGGCGTGCTGGTGTTCTCCGACTAGGGCAGGGCGCACCACCTGCGGACAACCCGCCCCTTGGCCCCGGCGCATCGCGTGCGGGGCCTTTGGCGTGCGGATCCACCCGCTAACCGAGGGAAACCAAATGAACGGCTATCTGGCCTTCTACAACGGCCGCAAGCACGAGGTCCAAGCTGACAGCCTCTGGACCGCCAAACAGGCGGCGCGGCTCTACTTCAACCCGCCCAGGTCCAAGGCGCACATGATCAGCGTCGTTCTCTGCGAACGCGCTGACGGCTCGACCGTGACGCACAGCACCGGGAGCATCTGACCATGACGCAACCGATCACCTACAAGGGTTGGCGTCTGACCGACGCCGCCACTGGAAAGCCCGTCGCCATCGGCGACCGCATCACCAGCTCGACCGGCGAGGTCGCCCAGATCCACGGCGCGGTTGCGCCGCATCGCCCAGGCACGTCGGGCAAGCTCTGGACCGAAGAACACGGCGCGCTCTACTACGTCGGCGTCTGGGGCCTGCGCTGGGTGTCAGCGGAAGGCCGCTGGTTCGGAGACGGGAAGGGGACATGAGCGCACCCCGCAACCTGACGGACGGCGTCTGGCTGATCCTGCCGGAACATACCGCCTTGGAGTTCAACGCCTTCACCCCGACGGCCACGCCGCCCACGTTGCAGGAGCTGCAGGGCATGGTCGGCGGCTACATCGAGCGCGTCGAGCTGCGCGAGCTGGGGGACGCCTACATCAACGAGGAGGGCAAGCTGCAGGGCCAGCCTTACAACGACGTGGCGACCCGCCTCTGCCACCTGTACGCCGCGATCGCCACCAATGACGTGATCGTCGGGCCGTTCGTGCTGACGATCGGCAAGGCGGTGCCCGATTGAACCGGCTGGTCGACCTCCTTCTGCACGCCATCGCGGCGGCGCTGCTCTTCGGCCCGATCCTCTGGCTGTTCTACTGGCTCAGCCTCCAGCACTAGCAAAAAAGGCCCCGGCGCAAACCGGGGCCTTTCCTGTTTCCTGCGCCCCGAGGGAAATCGACGCGCGGTCACATCTGTGCTGCTACGACCTCTAGGGGGCTCGTGACTGCAGCGCCCGCTATACCGGCTTTCAGCCGCCTGGGCAACGGCTCCAGCTAACAAGCGCTGCCGGTGACACATCCACAAGTTTTTAACAAAAACTCTAACCCCCCTATAGGGGATATACCTATGCTGTATAATACCTAAGCTATATACATACTAATACCAATTCCAATAAGGGTAAGTGTCTTGTGTCTATACTTTAGCTTTAAGCCTCAGATCTAATTAGGCTTTTTGCCCGTGTCAGATTGCAGCCATTTAGCTCCAACGGACACTCGGGAAGTGGCACATCCCTTTGAATTAGGTGATTTTCCCAAAAGCGGTGTTAGGCTCCAGCTCTGTGCAGTCTTTCTAGGAGGGTTGCTCTGATGAGCGCCGACACTTCTGCCAAGCCCCCAGGCCCCCCAAAAACGCCCTATGTGTCCAAGGATCGCCGCCCGGTCGGGCAACAGCGACCTAACTTCATCCCGCAACAGAATTGGCTGGCATATAACTGGATCGACAAGGATCCAGAGCTGGACTTCGTGATCTGGGCCATAGGTGACAGTGGCTGGAGCGCTGAGAAGATCGAACTAGAGACTGAGAAAAACGGCCACCGCGTCTCGCGCTATACCGTCTTGAACTGGGTATATGGCGACGTGAAACGTCCGCAAAATGCGTCAATGAACAATGTGATGTCTGCGATTGGCTACTCAAGAACCTGGACACGGCAATGAGAGAGCCGCTGGATCCCCGGATCAAGAAGGTCGCCCAGAGCATCGGCGGCATCATCGGCGGCACCCTGCCGGAAGGTATGGGGTTCGCCCTGCTGATCTTCGATCTGGAGGGCGGTGGCGACAAGCGGATGAACTACATCTCCAACGCCGAGCGCGCGACCATGATCACCGCGCTTAAGGAGCTGATCGCTAACTTCGAGCGCGACACATGATCTACGTGAAGATTACCTCCCAGGCCCCAGGCTCCTGGGCGATCGGCGCGACGGTGCGCAAGGTCAACGGTCGGCCGAACGATCGCCACCCTGACGGCACGCTTGGCCGGATCTGTGGAAGCCTCGACGTGCGCGAGGCCAGGAAGGCCGCTGCCTATCTTTACTGCGTGATCTGGCCCGACGATCCCGACAAGCCGGTGTTCGTCGCCGACACCCACGACGACGGCACGCCCAGGCTGGAGCTGGTGCCATGAGCGACGATCCCACCCAGGTCGACACCACCACCCTGCTGGCTAGTCTGGCGGGCGACATCCACCACGGCCTGCAGCTATCACTTGAGGCCTATCGCTACCTGCAGCAGGCGCGTGTCACCATCCACGAGCTGCAGCGGCGCAACGCCGCCCAGCTCAACACCGAGGGAACCAAGACCCTATGACGATCGACCCTGTCTCACTTGCCCGCTTCATGGTCCTGCCGGGAGCTGCCGACTTGGTGGAGGCCTTCGCCGCCATCCCCGACGGCCTGCTCCGCTCAACCGTGATCACCCACGCCCAGGCGATGGCCCAGACCTACAACGAGGCCCGCGCACACGGGGCCGCCATCCCCGACCCGCTCCACCTTGCAGCGGCGCGAGCTGGCCCCGCTCCGACCCAGCTCCCTGCGCCACAGAGCCAGTTTTCCACCCCCAGGACCGCCGTCGGACCCCCCGATAAGGCCAAGATCCGCCTCGACACCGTCGAAAGCCAAGCCGTGCGTTTACGGCTGGCAGGCAAGATCCCAGGCCAGATCGCCAGCGAGCTGGAGGTCGACATCGACATCGTGACCGACGCGCTGAAGGCCGCGCGTAGGGCAGGGGTGAAGTTCAAGCGCACGCCGCCAGGGCAGGGGAAGTCGAGGCACCAGTGGCCGACCTCGCTTGACCAGATCCCCAGGGGGCCGCGCGCCCAGATAGAGAAGGCCGCCCTGCGCTTGGGGATCAGCAGCGAAGAGTATTTCGCCCGCAAGCTCAGGGCCATCGAGCTGCGCCAGCAGGGCAGGACGCCCGAGGCGATCATGGACGAGCTGCACGTGCCTGAGCATGTCTTCTGGCGCTGGATCTATCAGGCCCGCAAGGCAGGCGTGAAGGTCGCCACCAAGCTGGACGACGTTGTCGTGGCCCAGGCCCAGGCCGTAGAGCCTGAGCTGCAGGGCAGGCCGTTCAAGGCCCTGCCGCCCGTGCCGCGTCGCTACTATCCGCCGATGAACGGTCTGACACCTGTCAGCCGGGGCTCGATCGCCCGCGCCGCCGCCACCAGGGGGATCACCGCCAGCCAGTACGATCTGCTGCGCGAGACAGTGATCGACCTTCGCATGAAGAACTGGACGATCGGCCAGATCGCCCAGGAGGTCGGCGAGCAACCGCACAACCTCAAAGACATGATCGACCACGCGCGCCACACGCTGGGCCTGGAGTTCCCCGTGCAGCGTCGGACCCCAGCCCCCAAACTAAGGTCTGACGCCGAGCTGCAGGCCGTGTAGCCTAGCAGCGCTTACGTGGGTTCCTAGGCCCCGGCCGTCGGCGATCATTGCCCGCCTGACGACCGGGGCCTTTTTTTGTCCGGCCGCCGGCCATATCGAAAAACGATAAAATCAAGTAGACTTGACATTCCTTTCAGTTGTGATATAATAGTCACACGGTCGGAACTAACAACGGCCGGGTCTTTGACAATTGAATAGGAACCCACATGAGCACTCTTTTGCCCAACCTGCGCCCTATGCCTGGGGACGTGATCATCGTTGCTATCCCGCACTACTGGGGTAAGGGCGAAGACACCAAAGAGGCGATGCTGAACGTGCCTTCTACTGTACGTGAGCATTGGACAATATGGAGCGTTCACCCGAAGACTTACATCGACGGGATGGGCTCACTGGTCTGGTACGAGAAGAGCGACGACCACCCGGACGGGCACGAGCCGGTCAAACTCTGCGCCAGCGACGAGATGCTGGACTATGGCTGGATCCGCTCGCGCGAGCTGGTCAAGGACATGCTCGCCGACGGGGACCGCCCCACGCCGCCGAAGACGGCTTCGGCCGACTACAAGCGCGGCTGGGACGCCTACCTCGACAGCGAACGGCTCACCACCCTGCCCAAGAACCTGGGCTGGGTGCGTGGCTTCGAGGAGGCCCGTGAGTTCATCGAGGGAGGCTTCTGATGCCGACCCTCAAGCTCAGCTCCAAAGAGGCCGCCACGCTCAAGGCCAAGCGCTCGCGTGACAAGGCTTGGAACACCACGCTGCAGGCCGTCGTCGAGAAGGTGAAGCCCAGGCTCAAGAAAGCCGACCCGATCGAGGCGGCGATCACCCAGGCCATCCTGCAGGACATCCGCAAGCTGATGCGCTGACCTCAAACCCCCAGGGCTTCGGCTCTGGGGGTTTTTCGTGTAGACCTCTGTCTCCATACGCTGCCGCTGGGGATCTGCCCTATGCCTGCGCCGGGCCGCTACTCGCTGACGCTCTACCGAGGCGACAGCGCCTATTGGGACTTCGTCTTGTGGAACGACGTGATCGGCGGGGATCCGTATGATCTGACCAACGCCACGGTGAAGGCCCAGATCCGCGACATCCCTGCCGGTAAACGGGTTACCCCGTTAGAGCTGACCATCGAGCTGCCCAACACCGTCCACGCCAAGCTCAGCGCCCAGGCCGCCGAGACGGTGCCCGTCAAGGGCGTCTGGGATCTGCAGGTGACCTTCTACAACGGCGACACCGCAACCCTGCTGGCAGGCGACGTGGCGGTCACCCAGGACGTCACCGACAGCGGTGCGCCCATCGCCATGCCCGGCGTGGCTCAAGCGGCGGAGTAGCGCCATGCTCGTCGAAGTCTCCACCCAGGCCCCGACCGTCGTCGAGATCGCCGACGACAAGCCGCCGATCGTCGTTCAGGTCGGCGAGCTGTTCGGGATCCCCGGCGACAAGGGCGACACCGGGGCGCAGGGCCCGACCGGCGTCAAGGGCGACAAAGGCGACAAGGGCGATACCGGCGACCAGGGCATCCAGGGCATCCAGGGTATCCAGGGCATCCAGGGGGTCAAAGGCGACAAGGGCGACAAAGGCGATACCGGCGACAAGGGCGACCCCGGCCTGGGCAACGCCACCATCAACAGCGGCACCGCGCCGCCCGCCAATCAGGACGGCGTGCCCGGCGACTACTTTGCGGACTACGCCGCCGCCATGTTCTACGGCCCCAAGCAGAATGACGGCTCCTGGCCGCACGCCTCGATGCCGGAAGCGCCGCAGGACGGAAACCTCTACGTCCGCGAGAACGCGGGTTGGGTTCCGTTGCCTCCGGTCGACGGCGCGACGATCGCCGACCGCAGCGTGCCGGGCGTCAAGCTCCAGCTCGCGACGGTCACCAATCAGGAGCTGGCGGCAGGCGCGGTCACCAACGGCAAGATCGCCGCCAACGCCATCACCGGGCCGGAGCTGGCGGCGGGCGCGGTCACCACGCCGAAAATCGCCAACGGCGCGATCACCACGCCGCTGATCGCCAACGGGGCGGTCACCAACGCCCAGCTCGGCTTGGGCGCGGTGGACTACACCAAATTCAGCGGGCAGGTGGTCAAGATCAACATGCCTGCGGGGGCCTTTAAGGGGTTGCAGCTTTTTTCAACGGCGACGCTGCCACCCCCTGATGCGACGCTTCGCTGGCAGATCGGTTCAAACGGCACCGCGGAGAACGGCGGCAACGCCGGGTCGGACTTAGAGATCGACCGCTACAGCGACGCCGGGGCTTACCTCGGGACGCCGCTATTCATTACCCGCGCTAGCGGTGCGGTGACCATCGCGCAGACCTTGACGGTCAACGGCGGCAACGTAACGGCAAATGCCGGTGTGTTCCTTAGCAACGGCCCGCCGGGCGCGGCCAGGGGGCTGCAATGCTTCACGAACAATAGCAATCGCTGGAATGTTGTTTGCGGCGGCGCGAATGAAGGCGGCAGTAACTCGGGGACAGATTTTTATATTCAGCGGTCGGACGACAACGGGAATTATATCGGAGCGCCGTTAACTATTACCCGCTCCAACGGACTAACCGCCTTAACCGGCGCGTTCATTACCGGCAACGCCGCCCTTGCTGGCGGGGCTCAGATCAGGTTTACCGGGCCAAGTGCGAACACGAACGGGATCGACATATATCTCGACGGTCACGAGTATTACCGGATGATGACGAGGGCGTCTGACAACGCCTTTGAGCTTAGCGTCTGGAATGGTTCGGGCGGCTATGTTTCTTCACCGTTTATCGTTCCACTTTCCGGGGCCTCTATAAGTCTTAGCGTTGCCGACACATACGCGAACTCCGTTCATTGCACTAACTTTGCCGCGAGCGGTAGTGCAACGACAGGGCAGCTTCAATGCGGAGAGCTTTATACATCAGGCAATTTCCACATCGGCGGCACCGCAGGTATCAGCTATAACGGTAGTAACTGGATTGCCTTTGCTTGGGCTGGCGTATTGGTTGCTTCGATAGACGGACAAGCCCCAATATCCGTCGTAAACAGCAACTTCGTGTCTGGTAGTCAGTGGGCGGTGCAAACGCTAGGTGCCAATGTCAACGGTTATATGTACGCAAATGTTGGTCAACCTACCTCTTTCGACCACCAGATTTCTTGGGCCACGAGCGCATCCGACCGAAGGCTCAAGCATCATCTCAAGCGCGCCTCGGTGGACGCGCTGGCGATCATAAATCAGGTCAAGGTCTGGGCCTGCGACATGGAGCCGTTCCCAGGCGCACCCCGCCAGCCGTGGGACTGCGCGCTGATCGCTGACGAGATCGAGCCGCTGATCCCCAGGGCCTTCATGCCCAGGATGGACGAGGAGAAGGGTCTGGAGGGGATCAACACCCTGCCGCTGGTGGCGACCCTGGTCAGGGCGGTGCAGCAGCTCACCGACCGGGTCGAAACGCTGGAGGCCAAGCTGGCGACACGTGAAAGGCGTCACTGATGCGCGGCTGGACGGTCTTTGCGGCGTGGACGTCGATCGGCGCGTTCATCGTCGGCATGCTGGTGCTGCACGGCTGCGCCCAGGCCGCAGAAATCCATGTCCGGCCGGACGGTGACTGGTGGACGCCGGTCTACGCCGCGCACGACGGCGACGTGATCGTCTTCGCGCCCGGCGAGTATGACAACATGGACTGGTACAAACCCGCGCCCCACGAGGTGCCCATCACGCTCAAGGGCGGGCCGGGCGTCACCGCGCCGTGGATCCGCCTGCAGTACGGCAGGGGCTGGACGTTCGACGGCTGGACGATCACCTCCGACAATTCGTCGGTCGGGCTGGCGGTCAGCGGATCAAGCAATGTGGTGATCGACCATTTCCACTTCACCGCGCCGCAAGGCCAGATCCGTGGCCTGGGAGCCAACATCCGCGACAGCCACACCGTCACCATCCGCAACAGCACCTTCGATCATCGCGGCTCTGGCGTCGGCGGCGGCGACAACATCGGCTTCACCATCGAACACAACACCTTCAGCGACATCAACACCGATGGGATCATCGCCTGCGGCGAGACGGATCTGACGATCACCGACAACGAGCTGAAGAACTTCCATCCGCATGAAGGGGATCACCCCGACGCCATCCAGTGGTGCAGCAGCCCCTATCATTCGCCGGTCAACGTCACGATCACCGGCAACCGCATCGAGCGCGGCAACGGCGCGGTGATCCAGGGGATCTTCGGCGAGCAAGGCGCGGGCGTCGTGGTGCGCAAGAACGCCATGCTGGGCACCATGTATAACGGCATATCGGTCTGCGACGGTCACACGGTCACAATCGACACCAACTTCGTTCAGCCGTTCACCGACATGTGGACCAAGGCGATCGTGCGCTGCGGATCGAGCGACATCACCGCCACCAACAACACCCTGCCTGAGCCCGTGGTGAACTACACCGAGACGGACGGCACGCCGAACACCGGCTACTGGCATGAGACAGGCACGGTGATCGTCCCACCCGTGCCGATCGGCGATCGCAGCGCCTATCTCGCGTGGATTGCCGCCCACCAGGGCCAGCCCGTGCCGCCTGAGCCGCCCAGCGAGCTGGCGAAGCTGAAGGCTGAGAACGCCGCGCTGCGCACCATCATCAACAGCGACAGCGCGGCGTTCGCGACAATCCGCTCTGCCCTCGATCAGGCACGGCCTGCCGCGCCGACACCATACCGCAAGCACCCGCTGCGCGCACCGCCGACTTGGCTGGATCCAGCGCCTCACAGAAGGGCTCACTGATGCTGCCGCCCCGCCCGCCGATCGCCCTGAAGCACTCACCGCCGCCAGCGCCGCCCAGGGCCGCGCCAATCCCTGCAGCGCCGCCAGCTCCGCCGCCGATGATGGATGACGAGAGCGCCGAAGGCGAAGGCACGCAGCCCTGCCCGACGTGCGGCGGCAGCGGCACGGTGCCGATACCGACCGCCCACCCCATGCACGCCATTGTAAAGAAGGCGCTGCGCAGGCCGCCTCCACCGCCTCCGCACAAATGAACAGGAGGCTCGTATGGGCGTAGATCTGCTGGTCTTCACGATCGTCGTGGTGGTCGTCGCCGCCATCCTGATCGTCGCCGTGCGCTACATCCCGATCCCCACGCCGTTCAACTGGATCGTGCAGGTGCTGATCCTGCTGGTGGCGGCGCTGGTGATCCTCTCGCGACTAGGCGTCTTTCACTAGCACCGGGGTCCAGTTCTTGTGCTTGGCCGCCATGTGCCGGGCGAGCTGGGCGAAGGTCCGATTGCAGCACGGGCAGACGCCGTGCCCGACGCGCCTCGTGATCTTGGTCACCTGTCCTTTGAGGGCGGCGGCGCTACGCTTCGCCGTCTCCAGCTCGCGCTGCTGTTCACGGTGACGATCGTCATACCAAGCTTGCTCTTGCTTCAGCCGGTCGCGCTCGCGGCGCATCTCGTCGAGCTTGCCTTTGACCGACGTTGAGAAGACGACGTGGTGCCCGTTGGGGCAGTACCAGTTGGTGCCATCCTCGTGCTTGCGCTCCGACATCGCCATCGGGATGGCGTAGACGATGAAGCACGTCGGGCAGGTGTGGATCTCCAGCTCGCTGGCGTGATCGAGGGTCTTGGTCATCGCGCGGCTTTCATCAAAGCTTGAACCGTTTTCGCTGCGCAGCCTTGCTTTTTGCAATGAGTTTTCGCGCAAGGGCGCGGTGCAGATATTCCAGAGGCGGCTTGTCTGGGGGCCACGTCTCGGGATGATAGGCCGCCGTGTCTTCGCGCTTCATGCCGGTCGGCAAAGGCCCCAGAAGGGCGTCAACAACGTCGTCGGGGAACGCTGCAAAGCCGTAGCGCTCAACGTCCTTCATGGTGGGGATCTTAGCCATTGCGCTTCTCCAATTCGGCGACCAGTTCCTTGATCGACACGGCAGGCGCGTGCGCAGCGAGCTGCACGAGCTGGCGCAACAGCCATGCGTCGATGATCGCATCACAGGTCCAGGGGTGTTCAGAGCCGCGCTCCCAGGCGACGTCTTTGCCGATCACCCACAAGAGCCTGTTCTGGTAGCGCTTCATGGCTTCACCTGCCGCAGCTCGATGCCCTGCTCACGGGCGAACTTCAGCAGGTGGGCGCGGAACGAGGCGACGTTGCTCTCGCGGCGCAGCTCGTGCAGCTCGGCGTCGTTCGGCTTGCGCATGGCGAGCTGGTCGTCGTCGTCGCGGGTGAACAGCAGGATCGAGGCGCAATAGAAGCAGACGGTCACGTCGCCCTCGCGCGGCGGTTCGGGATCCGTGTCCAGGCTGGTCGCAGCGTCATTGATCGCATGGCAGTAGGGGCACGCCAGCGGCGCGGTGCGGGTCGTGGTCATCGCTCCGGTTCTCCCACTCGTCTGGCCAGGGCAGGGCGCACGCGGCCCCCAGCGTGGCGCAGTAGGGCCGCGTGGCGCTTGGGCGGTAGTCGCCTGCCCAGCAGCTCGAAGGCGGCGTCAGCGGCCTTCCTGTAGCGTTCGGCCTCGACGGGCGCGTAGCGCAGATCCTCCCAGTCCAGGCCGTGGATCCCACGCAGGCCCACGGCTATGGGCATGGCGCGCACGGCGTCGAAGATCGCCGCCGCCAGCTCCTCGTGGTCATTGTCGCTGCGCTGGTCGCTCACGCCGCCGTCTCCTGTTTGACCTTCAGCTTGGTGATCTCGAAGCGTGAGCCCAGCGCCGCCATGCGCTTAACGTAGGCTCGGGCTAGTCTCAGATCGGACGTCGTCCGCACGACTGTTCCTCGGGTGTTGTGGATTAGATACGTGGTAGACATGGCCGGGGTCCGCCTTTTCCAGGGCTTCGGCCGCCAGCACCTTCAGCGCCGCGCCGATGATTGTCCGCCGCCGACGAGAGCGTGCGTTCGGCAGCTTGTCGGCCAGGATCTCGATTAGCTTACAGGTTTGAGAAATCGTCCTTTGCGGTTCCATTGCTCTGCTCCCTCGGTTTGGCGGCGCGTAGCCGCAGGATCCTCGCCGCCAGCATCTCCAGGCTGAGCTTGCGGTAGGCATGAGCGTTGCGCAGCGCGAACGCCGTCACCCGGTCACCGTCCACGATCGGGCGGCCCAGGTTGACGCCGCCCAGGCGGCGCAGGATGGCGGCGATCTTGTGGTTGGTGAGGCGGCGATCGCGGCCCACCACCCGGTCGGGGATGGCGTCGGCGACGTCCTTCACCGTGACGACGTCGGGCGCGAACACCCCGCGTGCGTCGAAGAAACCTTCCTCGATCCACTCCTCGACCAGCGAGCGCGAGCTGTTGCGCATGTCGGTCTTGGCCTCGGTGGCGGGCGCGCGGCCCTGGGCGTCGAAGCCTGAGAGGTCACGATCCAGCAGCCAGCGCGCGACACGCGCTGCGCCACCGGCCTCGTACCAGAGCATCAGATCCTTGTAGTAGCGGGGCTCGCGCGGCTCTTCCTCGCACCAGAGGATCAGGAAACGCCGGTCGTAGTCGTCAAGCGCCAGGGCGTCGCGATGGTTGGTGAAGAACACCGCTGCGATCAGGTTGGGGATCTCGAAGGGCTTGCCGTATTTCGGGTTCACCTGCAGCAGCCAGGGCGGCGTCGCCATGAAGCTCTTCAGCCGGTTCATCAGCGACTTGCGCTCGAAGCTGTGCATCTCCTCGACGATCAGCAGCTTGGTGTTGGCCAGCCAGCCGTTGTAACTGCTCTGCAGCTCTTCCGGCCCGATCTCCCTGACATTGTGTTCGCCCAGCGCCCAGCGCACCGGCTGCAGCATGATCGACTTGCCGACGCCCTGGTGCTGCGAACCCAGGACCAGCCCGTAGTTCGGCTTCAGCTCAGGGTGCTGCACGATGTAGGCCAGCCAGTTCAGCAGGATCTCGCGCTCGCGCTTGTCGGGCACGAGGTAGGCGATGTGATCGAGCCATAGCTTCACGTCGTCGTCGTTGGCGAACACGGCCGGGGGCCTGCTGGGAGCGCGCCAGATGTTGACGCACATGCCGATCCCCGGCTCGTCCACGAACAGCTTGCCGCCCGGCCGATAGGTCAGCGACGTCACGTTGCGCCGCTGGCCACCCTGCTGGGTGAACACCGCCCAGGCGCTGCGGCGGCTGTCCGTGGGATCTCCGACCGTCCACCAGTGGGCGTTGAATTGGCCCCGGCTCTGCAGGCGCAGGGTCGCGAGGTCAAAGGCCACGTCCATGCTTTCGACGTAGACGGCGCGGAGGAACATGTTGCCGGTCGCCTTGGCCTGGGCGCGGTCGGCGTCGTCGGTCCCATCATCCTCACGGGGCGGGTCGCCAGCGTAGCCGAACTCTTCGCGCGCCGCTGAGAAGCCATGCTCGGAAGCAAGCTTGGCCAGGTACTGCCAGCCGACCCGGAACGGCGGCTTGAAGCTGTCCCATTTGGCCTCGATCTCTTCGGGGGTGTTCTGCGCCCAGGTCAGCGACCAGCCGACCCAGGGGTCGAACCCGTCGTCGCCCAGAGCGGCCTTCACCGCCATGCCGACGGTGATCCAGTCGTCGTAGCTGAGCGTGTTGGGGATATGCGCCAGCGCCCGCTCCACGGCCTCGACGGACGGCGCGAAGTGGCTGGCGTCGATCCCGCTGCCCAGGCTGCGCGCGTGCGCCTGCCGGGTGATGATCATGCCGCCAGCGCTCGTCACGAGCTGGGCGACCTCATTGAAGAATTGATCGAGCTGGTCGGGCGTCACGTGGGTCAGGCCGTCCAGGCCCAGGGTCACGAGGCTGACGCCGCCGCGCCAGGAGTAGGGCATGCCGGACGGGTGCATACCCTCAAGCAGGAATTGTTGGCCGGTCGCTAACAGTTCGACGGCATGGGCGTCAGTTCGTGGATCCAGACTTGCCCGGTCGGCAGCACCTTCCAGCCGAAGGCCATCAGCGGATAGAGCTTCAGCAGCGCCATCGCTTCGTCGTGGGAGACTAAAGCCCAGTCGCCGCTTTGTGGCTCCAACAAGTCGATAAGGACAGAGGCGTCTAGCACCGCCTGCGAAACGGGCGGGGGCGAAGCCCAATATCGAACTTGCGGCGACTTCAATTCGGTCGGCGAGAACGGTGTCCGATACATCTATGTCAATCCCGATCACTCGACGGCCTTGCAGTCCCACGCCTGCCGACCACCCATCCCAACGGTTCAGATCCCCGATCGTCGCTTCAACCGTCGGCCACGCTGCGTAGCCGCACCAGCCGTCGTCAAGTCGCCGTCCAGGCACCTTCCCACGGCTCTGCCGGACGTGTTCCGGGTGTCGGGAGCTGACGGACACCACAGCGTCAGGTGGTATGATCGGCAACAGGTCGCCGACCAATCCACTCGTAACATAGTCTTGAAACGGCATGCCTTTCCCTCGGGCTGATCGTCAGTTAACAGCCGATGAAGACGTGATGTCTACAGCTACTTACGATAGCGTTTTGACCTCTGGCCCTTAGCCGAGAGCGGCAGGCCTTCGGCCCAAGCGGGAGCGGCCTCGACGACGTCTACGAACTCTTCAATATCCAGGCTATCTACCTTGATCTCACAGACGATTTCGTCATGCACGGTCAGCACGACGGGCCAACTTCTGGCCTCGACTTCGAGCATCGCCCCGGCCAATAAATCGCGCGCCAGCGCCTGGGTCGCCTGCTGGCTCCAGAACCCGCCATAGCTGGTCTGGCGGGTCCATTGCTTGGTGATCGGGTGCTGGCCCATGAAGGTCACCGCCAGCCGCTGCTGGTGCCAGGGGGTGTCCACCCATTTGATCTTCGGGGCCGGGAAGGAGAGGTAGCGGCCGGACGGCAGGGCCATCCACAGCACCGACGGCGTGGCGATGAACGCCAGCTTGCCGACCCAGACCGGGAGCTTCGGGTGAGCGATCGCCTCGTGGGCGGCGTCTTCGAGCTGCCGCCACAGGCCGGGGTTGTCGGGATCCATCCGGCAGAGGTTGGGGTGGAGCTGCCGCCAGCCGTCGATCACCAGCCGCAAGGCCGTCCAGTCGGTGACGTCCAGGCCGTAGCAGAAGTCAGGGCTATAGGTGTCCTCCATGAACGACCAGTCGGCCGCCGTGGTGTCCATCCGCACGCGCTCGACGACTTCCCCGATGTCGACGCCATAGTTCTGGGCCATCAGCAGGAAGGCCCCGTGGCCGCCGCCGAACCCCAGCGACAGCTCGACGACCTTGCCGATCTGCCGCAGGAAGTCGTCGACCTCGCTGGGCTGCAGGCCCATCATCTGACAGACGGCGTTGACGTAGAGGTCGGGTCCGACGCCAGCGTCGTAGGCGCGGAAGGCGTCAAGCTTCCAGTCTTCGCCCGCCAGCCACGCCAGCACCCGGCCCTCGATGTTGGAGAAGTCGGCGAAGATCAGCTCGTGGCCCGGCTCGGCGATCAGCAGCGACCGCATCATGTTGGCCAGCAGCTCAAGCGCCGTGCCGTCGAATATGGTGCGCAGCAGATCCGGGTCGCGGGCCTTCAGGAACTCAAAGGCGATGTCGATGTCGCTGAACTTGATCCAGGGCCGCATCAGGTTCTGGAGCTGCACGCCCGCGCCTGCCCACCGGCCGGTCGACGCCCCGTGGTAAAGGAGCTGTTCGCGCAGCCGCCCGTCGGCCGACGTCCTGAGCTTGAAGGCCTCCAGCTTGCCGAGTGACGATCGCCGGGCCTCGTCCCTGATCGACAGCACGCGCTTGACCTCGGGTGTCAGCTCGGGATCCGCCAGTAGAGCCTTCAGCGAGGTCTTGTCGGTGTTGGCCGCCTCGACGCCTTGGGCGTGTAGCCAGTTGGTGATCGACGCCGGGTGTTGTGCGCCTTTAAGCGCAAACCCCGTCGCTACCTGCATCTCGCCGTTCAGCCGCTCCATCTCGTGCTTGGCGATCGTCAGCGCCTGATCGACGGCGGGCATGTCCACGGCGATGCCGCGCTGATTGATCTTGTGGTCCAGCAGCCAGAGCTGGCGTTCGTCCACGCTCAGCGGCCTGAGCAACTTGGCCAGCCCATGCTCCACCTGCACGTCGACATGGCAGTAGTCGACCAGACGCCGGACCTTGTCCGGCTGGTCCCACCAGACGGTCGGGTGGCGTGACCGGGGCCGACACATCTGCAGCATCAGCCGGTAGCCGTCGGCGTCCTTGCGCTCAGGCAGGCCGACGGCAGGCGCTGCCCGTGCGAGCGCTCTTGGCAGGGCCATCGCCGCCGCCATCGCCGCCGTGCAATGCCAGCGGCTGAAGTCGTCGGGGGCCGGGACGCCCCAGCGTGGTCCCCAGACCTTGGTCCACAGCGCATGCTCGAAACCGGCGTTGTGGGCGAACAGCTCGGGGTTCTCGTCCAGCAGGGAGCGGATCTGGTTCGTCTCGTCGCCTCGGATCCATTCGCCGCTATCCCACTGGCCGCGATCGTCGACAAAGATCCAGCAGGCGCACCACAGATCCGTCGAAGGGTGGTCGGCGTAGTTGGGCAGGCCGACGGTGCGTAGGTCGATCTCCGACCGCGTCTCGAAGTCGATATGGAGCTGGGGGCGCATCACCCCTCCTGTTTCTTGAGGAGGTCATGGCGCGAGCCGTAGAGGGCGATCAGCGCGCTCTCGGCTTTCCCATCGTCTTTGACCAACGGCCATTTCTTGGCGTGCTTGGGGAAGAGCTGGGTGGCCCTGAGCCGCGCGCCGTCCTTGTCGGCCGGGCAGCTCAGCGCGCTCTTCCACTTGCTGGCGCTGACGATCTCGACCGGCAGGAAATGGGCGCTCAGGATCCCGTGGATCGCGCCGATCCCGAAGCCGAAGTTGAAGCTCGATCGCGGGCTCTCCTGGGGCCGCACGCCCGCCAGCTCCACCCAGGCCCGCACCTTGCGGTCCCACCCGATCTGCTCGTCGATGATCCGGCCGACGGCGTAGAGGTCGATCTGGTTGGTCAGCCGGGTGCGGGTCTTTCGCCGCGTGGCGAAGGTCGGCATGGCGTAGACGTCCAGCGTCTCGGCGACCGGGTCATAGAAGCTCAGGCCGCCCTGCAGGCCGGGGTCGACGCCCAGGTAGACCGTCGCGCCGATCACTCCAGCACCCCTTCGGGGATCTCCACCCAGGCGACGTTGGGGTTGCTGGTGCCGTGCTTGAGAAGCCGGACGTAACCGCCTGCCCAGCCTGCATAAAAGTCGTCGCCCCTCTGGTAGAGCTTCGTCTGTTTGAAGATCCCTTTCGAGCGCAGGATCACGAACTGGTCGTCGACCACATGGAACAGGTTCATGGGTTTCACTCCCTAGAGTGAAGACAGGCCACGTAGGGCCTGCCTCCGTTGTCTACAGTCTAGGCGTTCAGAATGGCGTCCAGATCCACCTGGGCGTCGTCCTTGCTGACGTAGCCGAAGTCCTGGGCGGCGGTGCTGCCGACCATGCGCTCGCCGTCGGCCAGCTTCTGGAAGTTGTTCAGGCCGAAGGCGATGCCCCGGTTGCCCTTCTGGTCGTAGGAGTAGACCGACAGGGACGCCCGGCCGAAGATCCCGCTGTAGACGCGCGACGGCTCGAAGAGCGGCTGGCCATCCTCGTCGATACAGTCGGGCTTGCGGGTGGTGGTGACCCGCACGAACACCATGTCGGGCGGCAGGCCCTCCAGCTCGGAGCTGGCGCGGAACGGGGTCTTGAACCCAGCGGGCGCACCCTGCGGATAGAGCCGGGCTTTCTCGTCGTTGTAGGTCTTCACCATCCGCTTGAACTCGGCCGACGTCTGGGCCTCTTTGTCGAACAGCAGCACGACGCTGTACTTCGGCTCGGTGTTGGCCTCGAAGGCCTTCGGCGACAGGAGCTGCACGAAGGCGCAGCGGGCCTCCGGGGTGATCAGCGGGGTGGTCTTCTTCTCTTCAGCCATTGTCTTCCTCCTTCAGGAATTTCTTGATGGCGCGCAGGGCGGCCGACTTTTCGCCGCCCATCTTCCCGGCCGCCTTGGCCAGAGCTTTGTCTTTGAAGAACGAGCGATTGCGCGGGTCGACGGACATGCCGCCGCGCCGGGCGATCGCCGTTCGCTTGGGATAGGACATCGCGGCAAAGCCGCGTCGTTGCTTCATAATCAGGCTCCAAAGTCTTCCAGCGCCGTGGTCCGTTCGACGCTGTCACGAGGGTCGCCCTCGCGGGCCAGGACCGACCCGGAGCTGACTTTCTCGTAGAACTCAGCCAGCTCGCCGCGCTCGCGTTTGGGCAGGACCAGCTCCAGTTGCGCCGGGCTCTTCAGCTTCGGCGGAGCCAGCACCTGCTCGGCGCTCAGCTTGAAGCGCTGGCGCAGCGCGTTCACCAGGGCGTCAGGGTCGCCCATCCAGCGACGCATGGCGCGCTTGGGCACCATACGCCACCCAGGCGGCGGTTCACCGGCCTCGGCGCGGCGGGTGGCCTCGGCGAAGACGGCGGCGACCCAGTCGCGGATGGCGTCGGCCTTATCTAGGATCTCGCCCAGGGCCTCGTCAGACAG